ACATCTTCAGGTACTCGTCGATCTGTTTGTCAGTAGGCATTGTCCAGTTAGAAATACGCATCACACACTCCCTTTCGTTGGATACCAGCGAGTAATACACTGATATTGTTTGAGAATTCCGACCGGGTGGCCACGAAACGTAAATGTAAAGCAATGACCCTAATGAATGTTCACTAGGTTACATTTTCTAAAAAATTGAGTTTCTGTTTTCGGTTTATAGAAGGATTTTTAGGGGGTGAGTTCTTCTAAAAAATATTTTTCTCAATTTTGGGTTTCTGAGGATTTTGCTTTTAATCGTTTCTGTCTCATATAACAAGTCGCGCACAAACCTCCCGAGTGGTTCTGTCTCCTTTCTCCGCAAGAAAGGCACGAGATGAGGGGTGCGCGTTTTCTGTATTCTTTAATATAACAACTTTTGCACATGTTATCTGCTTCATGATATTTGTTCTCTCCACATACTCTACAAATGACCTGTCTTCTCTTTGGTGGATCCTTCCTTCTTCTTTTTGAGTAGCAAGCGTTGCACAAAGAAGTGGTATACGGATGTTTCTTCTCTCCGCAATCTTTGCAGATAATGTAACTTTTATGTCTCTTTTCTTGTTTCCAGCATGTTTCGCAAAGGTTTTCTTTCTTAGAGCCAATTGGCTTTTCTTCTCCGCAATGCCTGCATAAAAGAGTAGCACGATCAGGATGAATTCGAGTCTTTCTTTTCTGTCGTCTAAGAGAGGAGTGGATGTCGACATGACATTCGTGGCAAACGACGATACATCTAGATAATTCTTCCTCCCTCTTCTCAAAGGGAAGGCCCCAAATCTTTTCTGCTGTTTTTAAGTCTGGATCCATATGATGGATGTTCAGCTCTTCCTCAGAGCCACAGATGACACAAGGACCGTTTTTTGACACCCAGGTGCTTCTTTGCTTTGTTTTAGAATCCATTGTCTTATATTAATAATACAGCAGCAGAGGAAGGTCAATAGGAAAATAGATTGTTTCTTTCTGTTGGAATATGCTATTCTTTTAACAGAGAGTATTCTGGTTTTCTCTAAACTTTGCATAAAAGAGGATAAGGACGAATATGTTATACACTCCTGGTACAGTCCCTTCAGATTCTTGGGCGGCAAAGCCTTTGGCTTCTTGACAAGAAAAAATCAGTGGTTATAATTTGTCTTGAACTCGGGGTCATGTAGACCCCCAGAGCATGAAGCTTTAGGAGGCAAATCATGGTTTATTTCCAAAAGAGAGAGTGTAATCTAGCCCCGTTCATTTCCCCATTTGCAGACCTTGATGAATTCATCAGACTGTTCTTCTACGATTGGCCGCAGTCAGACACCAAACCCCCAATGTCCGTTCGGCCGATCTATAAAGAAAAGAACCTGATTGGAGCACAGGTGGAAGTTGCCGTGGCGGGCTACAGAAAAGAGGACCTTAGTGTTTCGCTGGAAGGGGATAAGCTCTACATCTACGGGGATAACAGAGAAAGGGATATCTCTGAACGCTTCAAGAGCAGATTTGAAAAGAAAGTCGTTCTGCAAAAGAATCTGGATACGAGCAAAATTGATATAAAATTCGAAGACGGTATTCTGTCTGTCTATATTCCAATGAAGGAAATTGCTTCTGAAAAGAAGTTGCTCTTCGGCAAAGAATGAGCTATATTTGAATTGCGTTTCATGGCCCCTCAGCCAATTGACCGGATCGCCCAAAAAGCTTTCCGGTCAATTTAATTTGTGCTATCATTGTCGTATGAAGAAAAATAAACCGAGAGTGTTGAAGTCTTCTAAACCCAAAAATAATGACAGACCCAATAACTGCGCGGGATGCGCGGGCCAGAAGTTCTGTTAAGGAGAAATTATGGGGTTGCTTAATATGCTGGGAAGAAGAAGCGGAGTCTATGGGATGGCCGCCAGCAACGTCTGGAATAGGATCCCCGCTGGCGCGCGTAATTATCTTGGGGGTGCGGGGAGAGGCGCGGCAGTCGGCCTCGGTGCCAGCATGCTTGGCGGGGCCTTTATGGAAGGAGACCAGAGTCAACTCGGAGGCGCTGGCGTCGGTGCTGCCCTTGGAGCTTTGGGACGCCATCCCGGAGTAGGCGCGTTTTGGGGCAAGAGGTTTGCTGGAAGACTTGGTGCTCCAGGAAGATACGCCAGTGGTTGGGCGGAAGGGTACTTCGGCAAAATGGCGCAAGGGAACAGACTCCCTGGTATGTGGCAGGCCTCAGTTCTCGGTTCTGGCGTCGCCGGAGCTTCTCTTATGGGTTCAACAATCCTCGAATCAAATCAGCCGGTAAACCGCTTCTAATCTCTCAGAGACAAGTTTTGGCCGAATCAATCAACCATGATATAAATCTTGGTAGATGTGAGCACTGGTCTATTTAGATCATATGTGTTACCGATTGAGGAGGCTGAACAAATATGTTTATCCAGCAGAATGTTATAGATGTGTTTTTTTATTATTGGCCGAACGATCCTAAGCCGCCAGGCTCCTTCCTTCCAATTTTTGATAAAGAAAACAATCCTTTAGCGGTAGAGCTTCAGTTTGCCCTGGCAGGGTTCAAGAAAGAAGACCTCAAGATATGGAATGAAGGCCATACTCTTCGAATTCAGGGCTCCAACATCACACGCCAGGACATCACCGACAAATTCAAGTGTAATATCGATAGGTCTATCGCGCTCAAAGAAGCAATGGATGTTGAGAGAGCGAAAGTTTCGCTTGACGAAGGGATCCTGAGGATTCATATTCCGGTCGAAGAGAAGGCCAAGGAAAAGCGGTTTCTTCTTGGCGGGCAGTAAGGAGATGTGTTACTAAAATGTAAAAGGGGAATCGGCTTTGAAATATCTACTCGTTAATGGGAGAAGCCGAGAAGAGAGGAACTCAATGGGTCCAGAAAGAAATTCAAACGGAAGCTCTTCTATTTGGCTTAAGCTAGCTCCAATTATTCTTGTTATCGTTGGGATGATAGCGAGTGCCGTGGTATGGGCCAATAATCAACAGGTCTCTATTCAAGAGAAGATTAATGTAAGCAAGTCAGACGTCATGGTACTTGCCAGAGAGACTTTTGCGAAGAGAGAAGAGTTTACGAAGATACAGGAATGTATTGATAATACAAAAGCTACTTTGCAGGAAATAAAGAAAGAACAATCTGTACAAAGAGAGAAGATCGATACTATATTGGAGCGTATCCCACGAAGACGCTAATTGCGCAAAAGGTGCTATTATGCACGAAGACCCGACATTTTTACTTAACCGGCTAAGGAAGATCCTCGACGAATTGCTCAAGCCCGAGACCTTGAATCAATTAGTAAAGCTCAAAGAAGAACTTGGAGACGAGAAGGGCATGCTGGCTCGTTGGGAATGGTTTACCAACAACAGGGCCGAAGGCGCAGATTGTCATTATGCCAAATTGGCTAAAGACTTATTCTTGCGCAACAATGGAGATAATGTAATAACTCTGATATGTTGGCTCAATGATAATTGGGCCAGCAAATGTAAGTAGGAGTAAAGATGGCATATCTAAAAATAGACCCAATGGATTATCCTCTTGTTGAGGGCGAACAGTGGTGGGTTGTTCATCCTAACGATGCAACTTGTGAGCTAAAGATAGTTCCTGGCTCCCCGGCCGTTTGTAAAACAAAAGGCATTGAGGCTTTTGATGTTGGCACGGCTTATAGGGTCGCTAACGTAGATGAGCATTCTGGTTGGATTTCCATCCTGAAAGGTAATATGGTCTGTGAGATGCCTCTCTATATCTTTGCTAGATTCTTTGATGCCACTGCCTTTGTAAGGATCAGGCGATAATGATCTCTTTTGAACCGGGGAAAAGTTATGCTTGGTTTTGCGTAGCTCGGGAAGAGAATACCTTCCTAGACTATCTTGTGGCCATCTATCCAAACTTTGAGGAAGCCAGGAAGGGTTTCGGAGGCCGTGGTTATTTTTATCCTTTTAAAGGAGGCCCAGAGTTTCGCCTGTTCTTGGTCCCCGAGAAGGATCCCGATCATTGGTTTGATTGGGCATTATGCGGCGTACAATACGATGATTTCTTCATTGAGCCTGCGCTTACAGGAGTGCTTAGTGATATCTCTCTGCACCGAATCTTGTTTTGCCAACAGGTGAAGTAGCATGACTCGTTATCAGATATGGGATAAAACAGAAGCGGGCGTATGGGATTGGATAATCCTGGACGAAGAACAGTTTACAAAGCACGAAGAAGCTAGAAGAGAAGAGGCGAGACAACTGTTCCTCTCATGCGAGGACAGAAGCTGGTGTCAGCCTAACACTGCTTATATCTCGCCTACTTATTTTGGCGGAGCGGATGAAACAGAAGAAGAGTATACAGAATCGGAAAGATATTATCGTAAATTTTCTAAAATTCCAGAAGGTTGTCGCCCACGCCTGACATGGGAGCAGAAGAAGATCCGGGAAAAGCTTTTCTTTTGTTCGCTTTTTGATTATGGGAAGGTGGATAACTCTTCTCTTATGGAAGAATTTGGAAAATACGAGAGAAAGATGACTGAATACAAGATCGGAGACACGGTAACTATAGCACTGGAGGCCTTTTGATGGGTGGAGTTAATTCGGGCAAGATGGATGATGTCGCCATTATAAAGCTTGATGGCACCTTGATTAAACAGGATGGTTCTTTATCCAGAACCAAGATGTTTGATTTCCTTGATATAGATCTAGACGATTACAGTGACATCAAGATGACGCCTCAGGAAGCACAAAGGTTCATGAATCATGTGCGCCGGATGAAGACAGGCGTCTCTGCCTTCGTGCCGATGCTCTGTGCTTCGCCGCATAAGTGCCCGATGGGAGTTAGGTGTCCGATAACAGAACGGTGGCCCGTCGGGAGAGCATGCCCTCTGGAGTCCAATTACATCCGGGTTCAGACAAAGGAATATGTTCAGAGCCTCGATGTTGATCCGCAAAATACCTATGAGATGGTTCTGGTTAATGAATTGGTCGAGATAGACCTCCTTGGCTATCGGGCCAATGTGGCTTTATCCGGCGACAAAGAAGACGGACCAAGATTGTTGACTACGATAAGGACAGAAAGCGAAGAGAAGGTAATGGAGAGCACAATCCCTCATCCTTTACTGGAGATCAAGGAAAAGCTCAACAAGCGTAGGTTGCAGATCCTTGAGTCCTTTGCGGTCACAAGGAAAGAACAGTACAAGAAAGCCGCTGCTCTCAAGCAGAAGAGCAGTGCAGACGTTTCCACCCATTTGGCCGAATTGCGCAAGACAATTGAGAAGATGCAGAAAGCTACTTCTACTAAAGAACTTGGTAAAATAGTAGAAGAAGCCAAAACAGATTCTAAGGTTATTGAGGCCGACTGGGAAGCTATCCCCTAAGGAATGATGGTTATTGGGTCAAACCTTATTAGACGCCATACTTAAGGCGCCGGAGGCGACAACTGAGGTCGTTTCGGGTGAGAGCACTATCCTAGATGAGTTTATCCAGTTCCTGTCCGAAGAAACAAGCAAGAAGAAAGAGAAGAAGAAGGAATGGGACCGTGTTTCTGGCGGTTATGATGACCAATACAATACCATAGAAGGCATCCATCCGGACTCAACCGGCTTGGGCGCGGCAGAAGTTCGGGCTGGCTCTGACTTTGGCTCTGGCTACAGAGGATTGCCAACCTCTCTCCTTGGTGTCCCTATAGATCCTGAAGTCCTGAGATTCAGAGAAAATGTAATTGATGATTCTGATGAATGGTCTGCCCTTGAGGCGCGGCTGAATAAAAAGCAAGCTGCTTCGCAAGCTCAGCTGGGCCAGTTCAGGGGCACTGATCTCTTCGCTCCAAACTTGGCTGGAGTTGAAGGCTTAGCCAAGACCACTGGGCTCAAAGAAGTCCGCCTCTCTGATTTCAAGATAACAGCAGAAGACGCAGATACTATTCTCCTTAAGCGCCGGGGACTAACCAATTTACTTTCTCCGTCTATCTCTGTCCGTCTATCAGGTATTGATGCCCCCGAAACAGCCGGTCATGCCGCCGACCCAATGGAAGAAGTCCGTATCTGGCAAAGCCAGCCGGGCGGGGAAGAAGCGGCGGAAAGGCTTAGTCGGTTAATAGACGAGCAAGGAGACCTCAGGCTTCTTATTGGCTCGGACCAAACATACGGCAGAAGTCTTGGTGTTTTAGTCGGCGACGAAGGAGAAAATCTTTCTCTTAGCCTGTTAAGAGAAGGCATGGTCGCAGCTTTGCCTTTCGGCAAGAAATCGGGAGACATAATCAGTCGTGAGGCTGCAGCCGGAGCAGAAGAGCAGGCTCGTTTCAGAGACGAAGGCATTTGGAGTCTGGCGCGCTACAAGGCCATCCATGAGGCTTCAGAAGCGACCGGGCAGCCAATAACCTTTAATACTTTTACCGAGCTTACAAGGCTTTCCAGAAACCTTATGCTCGGCGCATATGGAACTTATCTACAAGGATTTGGCGACGAAGAGAGAGAGCTTACCGGAGAAGAGGTTGCCACTTCAAGACGTCTTGGCCGCGCGCTCAGGAGAAGGTTTGGCCCGAATGCCTTTGTGGGTCAAAAGTTCTCAGGCATGCCCAATAGTGGAACTTTTGCAGCAGAAACCCGTGATAAACTAACTGAGTTTAAAAAGGATTTCGCTTCTCGTTGGGATCCGGCAAAAAGGCTTGCCGAAAAATTCTTTGGAAGCAAAAATGGCTCAATCGCTTCTATGCTAGAGAGCACGTCTTTTATAGATGCGATGAAGAGTGGTCGCAGGATAAGAGAGATTGGTCATGGTGGGTTCGGAAGGGCTTTCCTGCATGAAGCAGAGGTCGGAGGAGAGAAGTTCCAATATGTCATGAAAGAGACATTAGAAGAACTCAAAGCTCTCCCACAAGGAGAGCGGCTCTACTCTTTTGGCCAAAAAACATTAGAAAATGAATACGGGGCGTTGCGATCTTTAGATGGCGATATTATGCCAGCCACTTATGGGATGCACGAAGGCAAACTCTTCATGGAGTACATGCCTGGCCAAACACTCGAAAAATTCAAAGAGGCCGGGATAAAACTTCCAAAGTCTGTTCTAAAAGATGTAGAAGAGCAAGCTTTTGCCCTGTCAAAGAAAGGATTCCTGAACGAAGACATAAGTCGCAGAAATGTGATGTACGACCCAACATCAGGAAGAACATCATGGATTGACTTTGGGTCGGCGCAGAACAAGATAGACCCTTTCACAGCAGCAGAAAGAATGCAGCGGCAGATCAAGGGTCTCTCTGATGATATGTCGGGGCTTGCAGAATATACTCCATCTTCTTTAGAGGGGATTCATCCTCTTGCAGAGAACACTCTCGGCGCGTTAGCGGTTAAGAATAATTCTGATTTCGGCTCTGGCTTTGCGGATAGGCTCGTCCAGTTCTTCCGACCGGGTCGGGGCAATCAGGCTGTTAATCTTTCAGGGAAAGGACCTTGGCAAAAATGGACGATTAAGAGCGAGAAGGAACTTGTCGCCCGAGTTCTCCCGGCGGCCAAAGAGAAGGCGGCTCGGCGGGCGGCAGAGAAAGCGGATACTGTTTTGTTCTCGGCGCAACAAGAGACAGGGATTGGAATCATCAAGAGGGCAAGAGGAGCAAAAGCTGAGGAGGATCTTGTTCCTCTGACTCCAGACAGAATGCCTTATAAGAATGCAGAGCATTTCGCTAATGTGATTCTAGCGAGACGAGAGAACGCGAAGAAACTAGAAGAGGCCATGGCTAGGCACAAAGCCATGATGCCAGAACAATCTCTTTGGGGTGCCGAAGCGGGAGAAGAACTTGTTGCGCTAGAAAAAGCTCGTCTTTTGGAAGAAGAGAGGATTAAGAAGTTGATGTTCCCCGAGTTCTCTAGTTTTGAGAAAGAGATAGGAGGAATGATTAGTGATATTATCCCAAGTCTTCCGGCACCAAGAGCTTCAGGAGTAAGTCTTTCTAATGTTGTTAAGAACGCGAATAACCCAGGAGAATCGCTAAGGAAGATATCGCAAGGGGTTAATGCTGTGCCGTTTATCAATGCCAGCAAAGGATCAAAGATGCACAGTGTCAGCGCAGCGAAAAGGTCTTATGCCACAAAGCGCTAAGTGCTATAATAGTTATGAATTATTGTTCTTTTTATAGGAGGAACGATGCCGGGTGCTGGTAATGTATTAAGAGGCATCTCTGGTTTTGCCAGAAGGAATGCGTTAAGAACTGGTGGGGCTGGCCTTGTGGTAGGCGCTGGGCTGGGAGCCTATAACGCAGATCCTGGCAATCGACTTTATGGTGCAGCAATTGGCGCTGGCATCGGAGGCATAGGCGGATACGCGGGCATGCGAGCGGTAGGCAAAGGAGCTAGTATGGCCCGTTTTGGTGCTGCTGGTTCTGCGACCAGACAAAGATTTGCTGGCCTTCAGGCTAGCGGGATAAGGCCGATGTCTAAGAGTTGGGGGCGCAGAGAGCTTGCTAAAAGATTTCCAGGTTCGGCTCAACAGGGCGCAGCAAGATCTTCTTTTATGAGCGAGATAAGGAATGGAATCCACTCAAGAATGAGCAGCCTTTCTCGTTCTACTAGAGGAGTGGCTTTGGCCGGATATCTAGGTTTGTCTTCTGCAGCCGCGAACGCATCTATGAGGTCAAGGCCAGCGATGATTAAAAATCTATCTAGACTGGAGGCGTCTGGATCGGAGCTAAAAGATAGATTTAGAAGAAAATTCGGCATAGGCGGAAGATAGAGTGTCTTTTTTACAAGAATCAAAATCAAAAGTTGGTAAGCTAGAGAGTGGCCTTTACTCTTTTGGGCAACAGGCTTTTGCTGGTAATTTCGCCCAAGGAGGGCTGGCAGCTTATGCTTTTTCTCCACAGGGGACAAGACCATGGGGTTCTACTCATAGAGGATCGAGTGAATACTTTGAACGGCTTGAACGGATGGCCGCAAAAAACCCAAGAGTTGGAGAATTTATAGGAAAAGAGCGTGGGTTGGCTGCTAAAGGTAAATTAGGAGGCAAGGGCGGTGGGATTGGTGGCGCAGCATTAGGATCTGCTTTTGTGGCTTACGCTGCTTTTGCTGAGTCAGGCGGCCCAAAAGAAAAAGCAACAGCTGCTGCTGGCGCTATGGCTGGTAACGTGGGATGGCGCGTTGGGAGCAACGTAGGTAGGTCTGTAGGCGCTGGAATAGGATCTGCTATCTTGCCTGGAATTGGGACTGCGCTTGGGGCAGGCGTTGGTTGGCTAGTCGGTTCTTTCGGCGGCTATGCCCTTGGAGACGTTCTTGTTCGTGGTACAGTAGGCCAGCTGGACAAAGTTGTTGAAACCTCTAGGAGATCTAGAAAGTTCAATTGGGTTGGCGATAACACAGCTTTTACGGGTGCTAAGGCTTCTACGATGAGACAGATGTCTCTACAATTGATGAATCAAGGAATGATGAGTGCCCGATCCGGGCTCGGCCAAGAAGGCATGATGCTCCACAGGTAGTTCTTATGGCTCAAGAAGACGACAAAGAATTATACGACACCTCAGATTTATCTGACTTAGCGAAGATCTCTCTTCCGTTTAAGATCGAGGAAGTCCGACCTCAATGTGTTGCTTGTGTTCGGCGCCAAATTAAAAAGTTTCAAAACGCTACTGATGAATTTGGCAAATCACTGAAGAATAGATTCATTGTAGATTGTGCTGGCGTACCCAAGGACCCAATTGACCTGAAACTTAAACCTTTATTTTCTGCCGAAGAATGGAAGCAGGCAAACGAATTGATGGATCCAGTTCTCTGGGCGCAGAAATGGTTAACACATCCAAATGGGGATCCTTGGATTCCGCGCCATTATCAAGAAGAAGTAATGCGTTGTTCAAGTGCCCGAAAAGCTTTAAGAATCGCCCGTAGAAGCGGAAAAACGGAATTAGTATCGGTATCCATTACATTCCTTGCTACCACTAAAGACAATCAGAGAATCGTTGTCGCCGCTCCACAGAAGATCCATGCTGAAGAAATTTTCAAGAGAATTCGCAGCTTCTTGTATCGAAACCCACTATTGGCTACTTCCGTGGAGAAAGACATCTCTTCTCCTATCTATGAGATTGTTTTAAAGAACGGGTCAAGCATTAAGGGGTTTGCTCTTGGCACGCGCGGCAAAACAGAAGGCATGTCTGTGCGTGGTAGTTCGGCCGACCATATATTTGCAGAAGAGCTTGCTTATATAGACGAACAAGCTGTTGTTGGTGGCCTGTTCCCAATTCTGCAAACGACAGGTCGAGTCACTTTTACTGGCTTCGGTACGCCGACGGGGTTTAAGAGCATCTATTATAAGATCTGTGAAGACGACCCTAGATACAGGGAATTTTTCTATAGTTATAGAGTATTACCTCACTGGCGCGAGGTAGAAAAAGATAAGATTAATTATACAGAGTCTCAGTGGCTTCAAGAATTAGAGGCACAATGGGGGTTCTCAGAAGAAGGTGTTTATCGGCCAGCATATGTAGAGAGGTCTTTGCGGTCTTATCTGTATAAAGATCAATCTCCAACTTATGGGTGGCGGTACTCCATTGGCGCGGACTGGAACGAAAAACACGGAGCCGAGCTTGTAGTCTTGGGCCAGAATATATCCGGAAATTATTTTCAGGTAGTAGAGGCTGTCTCTGTGGGTAGTTCTGAGTTTACACAGTTGAACGGCGTTCAAGCCCTTGTTGATCTTAATAAGAAATGGAGACCGTCTATTATTTATGCAGATAGTGGTAATGGTAGTTCAAATTATGAGCTGCTCAGGAAAATGAGTTACGAGGAACGTAGGAAAGGCGGAGATCCTGATACTGCTAGACTGTTAGATATCCTCAGGAAATACGATTCTGGAGCGTCTATCCTGTCTAAAGATCCTGTTACTCGTGAAGAGAGGAAAGTCCCAGCTAAACCGTTTATGGTTAATGCCTCCATCAGAGCTTTTGAGCAAGACAGGATGAGAATTTCTTCGGCGGACAAAGAATTGGAAAAACAGATTCGCAACTACATCATAGAAAGGATTTCTCCAACTGGAACGCCAGTTTATGGTGGGCTTGATGGGCGCGTCAAAGATCATAAACTTGATGCTTTAAATTTGGCGATTGTAGGATTTTATATAGAATTTGGATGGATGAAACAAAGTGATCCAATTGTGGCTGCTTTGTCATCTTTGAGCCCTAGACAGAAAGTCTCAAATAACGTAGAGTCTAATAGATCTAGAGATTTGGGAGATAATAGGACAAATCTACAAACCAAATTAGAAAGTCCTGCGATGGAATTATTCGGTGCTCATCTGCCAGCCAGGGTCAGCCCAAATCAGATGGTTGGTTCTTCTCGTCCTGGCTGGGAATATGATATGGAAGGGATAGAAGAAGAGAAAAGGCAGCAACGACTTAGAAAGAAAAAGCGCGGCAGGCTGGGAATCCGGAGTAACATTTAGGAGACCAAATGGCGATTAAGCTTTATTATAAAGAAGACGACGAGTTCGTTGAAGTTACGAGCACGGCCCCTGTATCGACGACACACGAAGGCAAGGCAGGAGATACGTCTTCTGTGCAGCTGTTTTTGAAAAACGATGATGTGTTGTTATGGTATTCGACTATTGTTGTAAAATCAGTAGATAGCGTAGAGACTGGCGGTCTCGATGATACTATTTATGACGAAACAGGATGGGGCGTTAAGCTTTATCCGGGGGACACGGAACCAACTGGTTCTTTCTGGGATTCTCTTGATTGGGGCAACGAAATCTCGATGGACGACATCGGGGAAAGTGGCACCTCTGATACTACAACGTATTATCCTTTTTGGTATCTTATAACTTGTCCGCCGAATACAGACGCTCAGACAAAGACCAATATTAAGATAAAAGTAGAATTTACGGAGAATGCGGTCTAATGGACAACAACTTCAAACAGAAGTTCTTTTCAGACAAAGACAGGCGCTTATTGGAGATGACCTCGAAGTCCACATGGACTCCGCCAAATCCAAGTGAGCTTATCTTGCCTTACCTTGAGAAGGACGCTGTTGAAGGGGAAACGGATTTAGAAAAACGTTTGAGGAAATCACAAGAGGTATTAGATGGATATGCCGAAGTGATAAAGAAATGCGATGCTCTTTGTAAAGAGCTTGAGACTAAGTGTAAGAACGTTTCAGTGCCTATTGATCCAGAGAAAGATATCCGTGTTCTTGAGGCGGCCCGAAGGGTGTTCAAGCGCGACATATCAGAGATTACTTTTGATATGTACAGAGAAGTTATAAAGAAGATGGCGGCAGAGAATAATTCAGGAGTCCCCACTCTTGGAGGTAAATAATAATGGCCCCCTTGAATCCTTTGAATCCAGCGACATTCGATAAAGTTGCAGCGAAGCTTGCTTATGCTAAATTATTTCCTCTAATTATGAAGGATTTCATGGGCAAAGCCGATTGTAAACTTGTTCATGCGGTCGGCAACATGCTTGTGAATACTACAGGCGGCCCTACTTCTCAATCCGGCCCAGTGACTCATGTTGTGGTCCAAGGCGGGAGTGATTCTATTACACAGGCCAAGAAAGCTGCGTACGAGGCGGCTAGCAAAGCCGGTGGCGTACTGGATATGGTGACAGGTTAATTATGAGTGATGATTTCAGCGTTTTCCCTGGGGATCACCAATTAATTGTAAGGCATTTTGAGACCCAGTCTGCTCAATACAGAGAAGAGGATTACGCTTATGCCTCCCATTATCGGGACGCTTATTCAACTAGAAATTTCGCAGAAAGAACGCGAGAGCAACTAAGCTATTACCCAGGATTACAGAACTCCCAATCTACTTTAGCGCCGACAGATCCGTCTGCTATTGTTGCGGCCCAAGAAGGGCAACAGAAGATAAACTATTGGCAGAACTCAATGAGTAGTCCTGAGGGTTTTATGGCCGGGCTTAAAGGGAGAGAACGGGACATTGATTGGGGTGAGCTGGTAACCAACCCATCTATTGGTAATGTTTCTTCTGCAATAGTAGAATGTATCCCTTGCCTTGGTCGGTTGTTCGATGGCGCACAGCTTTTACCCAATGGCAATCTGCTTGAGATCCATCTTCTAAACATAAAGCTTCGTTTTGATTTGCTCGATAAGCTGATGGATCTTTTAAAGAACCCCGGCTATAACATTAATATCTGTAAGCTTCTTGAGATGTTGTCTCATCTCTGCCCACAGGACCTCCTTGCCTTGTTGGCAACTTTGAGTCAATACTTAGCAAAGCTCAATTTAGACTTTTCTCTTAATCTCGACTTGATAATAGAACTTATTGGTCCAATCTTAAGCCCGTTCCTTGAGGCTTTAGGAGAATGGCTTGATAAGTGGATTCAGATGATCATTGCTCCAATCATCTGTGTCGTTGATCACATAAATCAGACTCTCTATATCGCCCAGCAATTCAAGCTGCCATTCTCAGAGAGTCAGATGAATCTTAATTATCATGTAGGTGTTGCGGGGCCGAACGCCCTTGGAGATAGCGGGCTTTTCTCTCACGCCAGATCAGAGGGATCAGTGGCCGCTGGCACGGGATACGAAGGCAATCCTTATAATCCGTTTGAAGCAAGTTTTGCCGGGGCAGAGCTATTCAATACTCCTGATTACGAGCGCTATAACCCAGAACCGCCGCATGTTCCAGACGAAGAGATAGCTTATGCCCTTGACCAAATAGAGAATGGCTATGGCGATACTTACATGGAGCGGCAAGAAAGGCAGGCTGTATGGGACGAGATAAAGGCTCGCAGATGGCAAGCTGAGAATCAGATTCCACCAAGGCCACGGCCCATTGCCGGAGACGGGACAAGATGGAGTCCAAACAACATCCCGACATCAGAGAAGACTGGGGCTGCAAGTTTTTCTAGCGTCAATTACCCGCCCGAGGATCAAAAGATCCCGAAACCAGCCGATCAATACTACATGGACGCGGGTGCGATAATCGACCCGATTATTCAAGTACGGAATATTATTCAGGCTGCAATAGCATATGTCCAAGATTGGTTCGATTGGGCAACACAGCTGATCTACGATCTCCTTGGAACTGATTTCGGTTGGATGAGCAATAAGATGGGGCAGACGATGCTCAAGACAAATATCATCCAATTGATATTCATGATTGAGGCTTTGTTGTCGGCGATCGTCAAGAACGGACTAAAATGTGGGACTGACACAAATTTTGACGAAGAGCAATTGCGCTATATACTCGAAAAACAGTTAAGCGGAAAAACTGGTTATACTTTTACGGCATTACCAGATGGTTCTTTCAAATTGGTCGCGGCCACAGCAACGCCGAACGAAAGTCAGGATGGATCTGGAGATACTATTTCTACAAGCGAAGCGACAGCACAGCCAATTTCCACTGGCACTGGATCGGGCGCGCAAAAAACTTCAGAATCAGGTATTATTATAAAAGACTGTTTAAAAGAAGTCAGCGCGCAAGATCTTAGTAAGGTCAGAGAGTGGATAGCAGATTTCGAGAAGAGGAGCACCAATGGCGGATGAGACAACAGAGCGTCCTCTTGCAAGAGTAAAATATAAGGAAGATGAGACCTCTGGTTTCTTGCCAAAGAAGGAAGCGGTTACTCCTGTTATTATCCCGTCGCCCGTTAAAGCTTACACTCACAACATGGGCAGAAGTCGTGTCGTTAGCGCGATGTGGGAAGCGCCCGAATGGGACTTGGCAGAAGTTGGCCGAATAATTGACGTTGAGGCGTACGTGCGCAGAGCGTTTGCTGTGAGAGAAGCGCTCTTTATGAAAGAAGGATACGAGTTTGTTGGTCAAAACCCAACAAGGGTCTCTTATGTTCGTAGGCGTTTCCAACAGATAGAGGCCGCCACCGGCATCCCAATAAAGATTTTGTTCCAGCGTACGGTCGGGTCTCTTATCGCTTTGCATAATGCATTTTGGGTTAAGAAGCGGGATAAGAAAGCTTCTGGTGGTAAATCATACAAACTGAATGGACAAACATTCGATCCTGTGGCTGGGTATTTCATTGCTCCGGCAGAAACGATTCGTTTCAAGAGAGATGAATATGGCAGGATATTAAAATACAGACAAAGTGTTTGGGGAAAAGAAGAAGTAGAGTTTAATCCGGAGGATGTAATTCATTTCTACTTTGACAAGAGAGACGGGTTTTCCGTTGGAACTCCAATCACTGTTCCAATAAAAGATGATATCCGTGCGCTGCGCAGGATAGAAGAAAATATTGAATTACTTTACTATCAATATTTATTCCCCCTCTTCCATTATAAAGTCGGCACAGAGAAAAATCCGGCAATGACGTTCCCAGATGGGACTACAGAGATAGAGTTAGTTCAAAGAGAACTGGCTAGTATGCCGTCGGATGGTCTTTGGGTCACACCAGAAAGGCACGAGATCGAGGTTAAGGGTTCTGAGGGAAAAGCTCTTGACCCAAAAGATGTTCTTGAGCATTTTAAACAGAGAGTGTTCTCTGGCCTTGGTGTAAGCAATGTCGACATGGGAGAAGGCGGATCTGCCAATAGGTGTTTTGATAAAGATACGCAAATACTTACTGATCATGGTTGGAAATATTATTGGGAATACTCTGAAAATGATTTAGTCGCGACTATTAACAGGGATAGTCAGCAGCTTGAGTTTCAGGAGCCGAAAGACGGACTGCTTCTATTTGATTATGAAGGGGAATTACACAAGGTAAAAAATCGTCATATTGATTTATGTATAACTCCGAACCATAAACTATATTATGGCAATTATAAATACAAAAAAGCTCCTGTTTGGGAATTTAGGGAAGTTGGGGATATTCGGGTCAAAAAGTTCTGTCTGCTAACCTCTTCTTCTGAGACTAAAAATATCGAACGAATAAATTTTAACCTTCCTCAGATTGATTACGACAAGAGGATTACAAACCATGAAAATCTAGGCCCGTTTAATAATATTAATATGGATGACTGGTTAGAGTTCCTGGGTTATTTTATCAGTGAGGGTACTTTAGCGAAAGTCGAAGGGAAATGGGCGCTTTCTATTTCCCAGAGCAACAGAGTAAATCTGGGGAAAGTAGTTAAAATACGGTCTTTGCTTGAGAGGCTGCCTTTTAAATTTAACGAATATATTTCTGTTGATGGTGATGAATGCTCAAGATTTTGGATTAATTGTAAATCGTTATGGGTATATTTAGCAGATAGTGTTGGAACTTATAGTGACAACAAAAAGATACCCCGAGAATTTTTGTCTCTGTCTGCCCGGCAACTAAAAATTTTACTAAACGCGCTGGTTTTAGGTGATGGATCCTTTGATTCTAGAGAAAACAGAAAGGGATTTTGTTACTATTCTAGTAGTAAAGAATTATTAGATAATGTCCAAGAGTTAGCTCTGAGAATAGGATGGAGATCGGCTCTTGGTCCTGCTCATCAAGGAGTTGGGCGAGTTAATTTCCACCCTAAAGCGGCGGTAGAAGTTAGAACTTCTCAGATTGAGAAGATCTTTTATAGAGACAAAGTCTGGTGTTTTGAGACACAAAACCATACATTAGTTGTGCGACGGAATGGGAAGATTAGTATCCAGGGGAACTCGACCGCGCAAACATTGTCGAGAAATCTTATTGACAGGACCAAGTCAGAGCAGCGGATCTTTGAGGATTTTATAAACACTTTTGTAATCAAAGAGCTTCTTAGAGAGAGTACCTTCCCGGAAGAATCTCTTGATGACGAAGAGAATCAGGTCTATCTGGTTTTTAAAGAGATTGATAACGAAGTCAAACAAGCTCTTGAGAATCATTGCTCGCAGATGTATATGCAGAATCTATTGTCTCATGATGAGGCACGAGACGCGATTGGAAAAGAGCCTTTCACAGAAGAGGACTGGCTTAACTCTTATTGGCGGCAGATCGAAGAGCCCAAAGTTTTGATGCAAAGCTTGGACGAGCCATGGTCGGCCGAATCCAAAGCTGTTGCTCGTTCTAATGCGACCTCTGTTACAGAGGGAGATATAGAGGAAGAGACAGAAGTAGCAGAACAACATAGGAAAGAAGAACTTGCGGCTAAGAAGGTAGCAAAGACAGCGAAGCCTGTGGCTAGACCGGCTAAGGCGTCTGGTTCGGCGGCTAATAAGAACAAGCCGCGAAATCAACACGGGACTAGGTCTTCAGCTAAGCTAAACAAAGACTGTTATGACAGTTACGATGCCAGAGCTACTTCTGAGCTTAATTCTATTTTTGCCCAAAGGCCGCCCCTGTCGACGGTTCTTTACGACCTTGAGAAAGACGTAAGAGGCATGGTCTCTAACGGCGGATGGGACAAAGAAACAGCGAAAATAGTATTTGGTATTGCTTTTGAAACTGGCAGGAACAAACTTGTTGATCATGCCAAGCGGGCTTATCGAATTGGAATCAATGACACTAGTAAACCATATTATGAGATAAATCTTGCTCCAACAGACGCGAAGATAGAGCGGCACGTAACCAGATTCACAAATAAACTCCGTGATTACGTTTTCGAACAGGTAGAGAGCAATCTGGTAGGAGTCAAGGAACTCTCTGTCGTAGATGCGGAAGCCGCCAGTATCATCTTCAAGGTTTTGGCTCATCGGGCCAAGATGATTGACGAAGGCGAAATAAGACGTGCTTATAACGCAGGATTAGCTGACGGATATAAGGCACAAGGGGCAGAAGAGATCTCTCTCCTTTGCTCAGATTCGCAACCTTGTGAAATCTGTAGCAAATCCACTTTGCGGTGGAAAACTGGTGATGCTATAATCTACGAAGAATTGCCTCCTCTACATCCAGAGTGCAATTGTAGACTAACGCGCAATTAATGGGAGACTTTGGTTAGATGAGTAATAAAATTATATCTTTCCGAGATTGTTATAAGATTGTAAACCCGACAGAAGAGCAGTGGAAGACATTCAAGGATTCCGCTTCTCTTAACGGCAAAAGGCGACTTCGTACGTATTTTGAGGCAACTCATTCTGCGATTTCCAATAAGAATGAGCGGGCATACTTGCCAAGCATGATGCGGATTGGCGCGGATAGTTTCACAAAGGGAAAGCGTGCGCCGATCCTCAAGCATCATAACCCAGATGCAGATCCGGTTGGCAAAGTCGTTTCCGCCCAATATATAGACACGGTCCCTCAAGATCTGGTTGGGGACCCAAATGTTCTTGCTTTAATAGATCAAGCGACTCCAATCAAAAAGCAAGTTCGGGCAATGGCCTCCTTCTTAAGAAGCAAAGCCGTTCTGGCGGATGGATGGCGCGGACTCGGCTACGTCAAAGTCGGTGCCGATATTATTGATCCGACTACGATCGAGCAGATGGAGTCTGGCCTGTTTGATGCTGTATCTGTAGGTTTTGGGTCAGATCATGCTTTCTGTAGCATTTGTTTTGCAGACTGGCTCGATCCAGAAGACGGCATGTGCTCACATATTCCAGGGAAGACGTACAAAGACGAGGACACTGAAGTTGAGAGAAAGGCTAATCTGATCCCCGGCAATATGTTTTTCAAGGAGCTTAGCCTGGTTAATTTTGATGCAGATCCTTTTACTACAGTAGAAGTGGAAGGGTTCGCTTACGATTCTGTTAAAGAAGAAGATCCGGTTCATAAAGAGATTTTCCCGACACAGATGATTTGGGAAGTTCGGGATTCAGAGGAGGCAACAGGAATGATTATTGAGATCAAAGATGGTGCCCCCATTGAGCTAAACGACGACGAAAGCAAAGTTTTTGAAGTCATTAAAGAAGCTCGTCCAGAAGCAGAAGATTCTGTCCTTGCTGATTTCGCCAAGAAAATTATGGCGTTAAAACAGGAAGATGGGAAATATCTTGGGCAGGACGAAGCGGAGATTGACGAGAAAACGTATATTGTTTACGCCCTGGAAGATTTTGAGACACAGGGGCAGACAATAGATGCAGAAGAGGTCTATGCTCAGATGGAGGTTGAGTTGGCGGCCATGGCGAAGGATGGAATCTTATCAGAAGAAACTCTGAAAGATGCCAAACTTTCTTCTGAGCAGCGCAACAAGTTGGGAGAAAAGACCTTCTGTGGGCCGGGTAGATCGTTCCCTGTCCCGGATTGTTGTATTTCTGGCCAACAGAAAATAAAATTGCTTAATGGCGAAGAAGTAGAAATGCAGGAACTTGTTCGCAGAGTGAACGAAGGCCAAGAGGTTTGGGTCTACAGCTTCAGTCTGGGACAGAAAGCAGTTGTCCCTGCACAGGTAACTGCGGCATGGAAGGCGAAGGTATCCGCAGATGTCGTTAAAGTGACTCTCGACAACAGCGAAACTGTTATCTGTACACCAAACCATCCATTTCTTACAAGGGACTTCGAATATGTAGAGGCTTCTGCTCTTAAAGAGCAACAGTCTTTGATGCCTCTGTATATCAAAGATAGTGAAATGTTTGGGCAAGCTGCTGTTTATGAGAAGATATACCAGCCATGGTACAAATATTGGGAATACACCCATCACATGGTCGCTCGCGAGGACATTGGACAGGTTCCAAAGAAAGAAGAGCTAATTCATCATATCGACGAGAACAAACAGAACAACGATCCAAAAAACCTCGAATATATTTCTCGCGCAGATCATAGCAAACTACATAAACTGCATGACGCAGGGAATAAAGACAAAAGAACACGGACTATAGAAGAGGTTCGTGCTCGTTCTAACTTCATGAAGAATAGGATGGCTCACATTCTGGGGGATGAAGCTCTTTCTGTTGCTCATTCCGATGCGATTTCGAAAGGGAAAAGGACTTACGATTGGAACAGGCCAGAAGAGGAGATTGGTAATTCTGGGCTTAGTCTTGTTGATATTTATTTTGCAAAGGAACTTGGGGTAGAAGTAAAATTTCTTGCAGAGAGACTACAGGTCGAAACTTCTACAATAAGAAGATGGCTTAATGAAGCGGATCTGTCTGAATTCAAACATCCAACTGAATTAGCGAAAACTCTTGTAGAAGATTATTTTGCCGCAGCTTTTGGGCAAGATCTTGAGAAGATGTATTGTGATTATCTTGAAAATCCGAATTTCTCAAGTCTACAAGACAAATATAAGATAGACAGATTCACGATAAAGAAATGGTTCCAAAAAGCAGGATTCGAGACTGATAAGTTAACCCTTAATCTGACGACAATTAAAGAAACACGAGAATCCATACTAAATAAATGGCAAGAAGGGCAGATCTCTCTTGCTTGGTTGAAAACTCGTCTTAACGACAAGAGCCTAACGCAGGCAGATTTTTATAACCATAAGGTTATGAGCGTCGAGAAACTTGACACAAAAGAAGATGTTTATGACATTGAAGTAGAAGGGACTAATAACTTTGCCCTCTCTAATGGGGTCTTCGTCCATAATTCTCACGTAACAGCGGCTCGCCGCCTGATTGGCCGCTATAAGGGGCCGGGGAACAAGACGAGCATTCTTGCTTGTGTAGCACGCAAGGCGAAGGCTCTTGGTTGCTCTTCGGGTTCCAGTGATTCGGCTCCAAATACACAGCCCGATCCTATTGCTCCCGCAACTGATTCCGTTAAACAGCCGAAGGACCTGACAGACGATGAGCTTCGGGCTCTGTTTGCCGATGTGGAAACGACCATGATTGAGCGCAAGCTTACTGTAAAGCGCGAGTGCTCTGAGTGTGTTTCCAGTCTCAAGGCTGCAACGGAAGCGAAAGAGGCAGAAGACAAAGCGAAGAAGGAGCTTATTAGCTCTCAGGACACTGTTTCTGTCCTGCGCGACGAGCTTCGGCACGAGTTCTCTTCGCATAAGATTCTTATCGACGAGTGCGTGACGATAGGGCAGGAACTGCGTCGTGTAAAGACAGAATATGCGGCTCTTCTCTCTCTGGCCACTGGGAAACAGGACAGTCTTGACAAGGCAAAGGCCGAGTTCACAGATTCAAAAGATTTCGATATAATTTATAAAACTTTTGTTGACAGTGTGGACTTTGGTAAGATTATTGATAAAATGACTAGTGGGATTGCAAGAGAGCCCGAAGGAATGGTTGACGATCCCACGATTAAGACGGATAAAGATAACGACCAGAAGGTAAGCTTGTCAAAAACTGATTTTGAACTTGTTAATAGAATGAGAGAATTCCTTCAGGATAAAGAAGAAAATAGAGCGGCTTTGCTTTTCGACCGCATGAGGAGAAATGGCGTTCTTGGCGAACAGATTACTTGGGATATGATTGTCTCGCAGACAAAGATTACCTGCGAGTAGGATTAGGAAAGTCAGGAGGTTATAAATGACTATTAATAGAGGGTATACCCCAAACCATAAGTTTTATGACCACATGGGGCGAATCACTCCCAATTGGGAGTACTCGGAGTCTGTCCGTCCGCACTTCGAGGCACAAGTCGCTCAGTGGTTACCCGTCGCTCGTTACGAGAATGAGCTTGAGGCATGGTTCGTTGTCTCTTCGGGCAAGGTAGTTTCGGTTGACCGCAATGGCGATCTTTGCCTTGCTGGTTATCGGAAGCGTTTTTATGTTGGGGCCACAACCCCAATTACTTACACTGCCGATGACTATGATGCTGGCACTATCGATCTGACCACGGGTGTCGCTTATGCGACCGATGGTTCGACCAGTTACAGCGAAGCTGAGGTAACCGCTGCTCTGCGTCTCCGTGGCCTGATTACGGCTTCTGAGCGGGCAATGGACTTCGTTTCGAAGCCGATCGGGTTCGCTTCTTACAACTATTACCAGGCGGCAGGCTCGGATGTCCGCAACCCGGCGACATTCACCTACAACAACTTCAAGCCACAGGAACTCGTTGCTATAACTTGTGACTACGTAGGTATTGTCCCGCTTCTCCCGGCAGTAACGACCACAGAGACTATGGATGGGGCCATCGCTGATACCGCAATTGTGTTTGGTACTGGCGGTTGGTTCAGTTCAACAAGTCTTGCTGCAACGACTCGCTATGCCGAGACTGTAGCAGCTGGCGACGATGTTGTAGCTTATGTGTTCGAGAAGTTCCCGGTTGCTGCGATTACAGCAGAGACTCCGTTCACGCCCAGCGTAACAGGGGGTCTTGTGGCTCAGAAGGGCTCAATCGAAGCGATTGGCGCTGCTGGCGATTACTACCTCGATGCAGACGCTGGCGTTCTGTTCCTTTATGAGGCCGATGGCAATGCAATTCCTTCTCCGTGGTCAGTCGCGGCAACGATGACTTACTACCAGTACGAAGATGCAGTTGCTACCGGTAACTCTCGCGTTTCCAGTTATTTCTGTGCTACTGGCAATCTCAATCTCGGCGACTTCCTCACTTACAACGAAGACAGCAACCTGATCAAGGCGACGCTGGACATCGGAACTGCGGAAGGTTATACCGCTGCTGGGGCAGCTTACTCGGCAGATCCGGATTACGGTGATGGCACAGACGCAGATATTTCTCTGCAGCTTGAGCAGGCCGTAATGAATTACCAGAATGGTATCGTCGGCCAGGTCCTGAACGTCATCACTAATCCCCGTGATTATCTCGATCGCGTTCGTACGGCTTACGAGGGACAGACTGCTGCAAATATGCGCACTCCAGGTTCAGCGACTGGCGGTCGCAGTGATCAGCTAACATATACAAACTCGGCTGACAAGCTACTTATTGTGAACCTGATTCACCGATAAGACAGGAGGTTTCGAGATATGCCGACTAGAATTAATTATGACACTGCCTTTGCGCTGAAGGATGGCGACGAGAAGAAGTCGTATGCTCTCTTCCGCGACACCTGGATGAACAATGGCATTAACTCTGTAATTGGGGAGAAGCTCTCCTTCAATGATATGCTCGCGGTTCCAAACGCTCGCGCTTGGCTTCCCAAGACAATTGAGGAAGTTATCCGTGAGCCCGTCGAGCCTATGCTCGTCATCCCGAACATTCTCGATCGTATCGGTTATGAAGCCGGTGCCCGGATTACTTTCCCGGCAATTGGCGCCATGTACGCGATGGATCTTGCTGAAGGGATGGCCTATCCAGAGCAGACCCTGAACATCTCTCCCGGAACGATGACCGTAACGGTCGGGAAGACGGGTCTTGCTTTCAAAATCTCGGAAGAGATGAAGAAGCATTCGCAGTTTGATGTAATCAATCTGCACCTTCGCGCTGCTCGTCGGGCTCTCGACCGCCACAAGGAAGTAAAGGGCATGAATACCATTGCTTCTCTCGGCGTTCGTCTGTTCGACAATATCAACCCGACAACTTCCGTTTACGGGACTTGCTCGGGTCGCGGTCTTGCTGGTACGGCAAATGGTTCTTGCCGGATGGAAGATCTGCTTCAGGCATACGCTTTCATTATGATGCAGGGATTTATTCCGGACACAATCCTGCTTCACCCGCTCGCGTGGTCAATGTGGCTTGCTGACCCACTACTCCAGACCATTGTGAAGAACACTGGTAATGGTTCCTGGTTCCAGCCGCACACCATGCCGAAGACTGGCCGTCCATGGGATAATGCCAGCCAGGGTGGTCTTGGGATGAGTTCGGGTAAGTCATACACCCCAGGTGGCAGCGTTGGTGGCGACACGGCGACTACAGTTGGGGAACTCGACCAGAATCTCAATTCGCCAGCTACGATTCCGAGTTACTTCCCGCATCCGCTGCGTGTTCTCGTCAGCCCGTTCGTTCCTTATGATCCGGAACGCAACGTTTGCGACATCATGATCTTTGATAGCCGTAACCTTGGCGCTCTCATCGTCGAGGAAGACGTTATGATGGATCAGTGGGAAGACAAGTCGGTTGACATCATCAAGATCAAGCTGCGCGAGCGTTATGCAATCGGCATCTACAATGACGGTCTCGGTGTTGGCGTTCTGAAGAACGTCGCAATCACCGCGAACCAGATTGCTCTGCCGGTGCAACCCACGATCGCGAGCCTTGCGGCTCTTGATCAGTCCACCGCAATCTCCGGCCTGTAAAACTTGTAATATAGCAGCTTAATCAAGTAGAATAAGAGGGACAGGATCTTAGGGTCCAGTCCCTTTTATTTTATTGGCTGCCATATTAATGGCGAACGAGGTAAATCAATGAGACCAGTGAGAATTTTCATCGCCAAGAAGGGTGCGTTTTGGTTTTTTAATAATATTAAACTGGGGCCGCACAATAAGCAGACAGAGGTTTTTGACTACGATACTTTGTCTGATGTCACCAAAAGAAGTATTGATAAATATCATTCCCTTGGCGTGATTTTTATAAAAGAGACTACTGAGCCATGCTCTGATTTCAAGATAGAAGAACCAAATGACACGCCAGAGATTGTACCGGCGCAGGGGATTCCTGATTTTGAATCGGTTACGGAGCCAGAAGACCTTCCAGAGCTTGTTTGTGTGCCCGAGCCTCCTCCTATCAAGGTAGAGGACTTGACGCCAACAGAAGAGGATCTGGAGCGTGCTGGGGCCCTTATGGTGCGCAATGGGAATACGATTCGCAAAACAATCAAAGCGATGGATCAGTCGTTCGCGACTAGAAAGTTTGTATATGCCTGCATTGAGGCTGAGAAGGCAGGGAAGAATCGGGATGGTATTCTTCGGGTTTTAGAAGACAAATTCATTTCAATCCCGCCGTCAGGAGAATAGAGATGGGAGAGCTTGTTTATTTAGACAGGGCTCGTGCAATTAAGCAGAAAAAGCTTGTAATAGATGGAGTTGAACTTGATATTGAGGAAGACGAAGAGAAAACAGTTCAGGACATTACCGTGGAAAGTTTCGAGACGATATTTGGCGACCAAAACGAAATAAAGGAATAATAATGGCGAATTCGACACCGTCAATTCTTGATGTTTACCCAGCGCCATCGGCGCAGGGGATACCATTAGGAGATCGCGTATGGGTTATGTTCGACCAAGAGATGGACGAAACCACAATAAATACGGGTACTTTCGTTCTTGTCGGCCCTTCTACAAATTTCGTCTTTGGTCCTGATTTCGAGCCAGAAGATTCAGAAGGTGCTATTGACGAGCAATTATTCAATTCGCCTTACTTTGATGGGTATGTAGAAGGAGTAATTTCTTTTGAGCATCTAGATGTTTCTGGCGGGACCACAGAGATAACTGACTATACTGGCGATGGCACACTGTTCAAGACGAAAGCGATCTTTACGCCGTCTAAGCCACTGGCTCCTGGTGTAGTATACAGGGTTATTCTGGCCGGAGACGAAGTAACAGACGACGACTACAAGCCGGGAATTAAAACCAGGACGGTCTTTGATACAGAGCTTCTGTCTGTCTCTGGTAGCGGGAGACTGACTTTTGGTGGCGGGTATACCGGAACAATTACGAGAGGTTATACTCTTGAGATTACCAGTGGCGGGGCCACAGGGACAGCCGAGTATCTTTGGTATGATGACAATGATCCGCTCAATGTATCTTACGGGGTTACTACTACCGGGCGCAGAGAGATAGAAGACGGTATTTGGCTAGAGTGTGATCCGGACGGCGCGTTTACTACGGGAGATACTTTCCATGTCGTAGTGATGCCAAACTATACTCTGGCGGCCAACTATGAATGGTCTTTTACAACCGGCAGCGGGGCAATCGTTACCCCGACTTCTTCTTCCTCGGCGACAGGGATTGATGCCTTAGTTGAAGACGGAGAGGGGGGTCTCCAGGTTGTCTCTGTGACGCCCAAAAACATGACGGCGAATATAACAACTTCTGAATTCACGGAGATTGTTATTAAATTTAACAAGGCACTGGACGCCAGTACGATTACAGACGAGACGGTACAGTTATGGGCGGAAGCAGTAAATGGCGATTCTGATGCTTTTACTGCGGCCGGGACGCTGACTAAAGTATTGTCTGTTGATGGCGATACTCTAACGATACAAATCTAAATATGACAGCAGAAGCCAAATTTGGGACAGTGACTCCTAGCGGAGGAGTTGGGACGCTAAGTCAAGTATTAACTACCGGCAATGATGGCGGCGCGCTTGAGATTGAGAATATCGCAGACCCAACAACAGCGCAGAGCGCAGCGACCAAGAACTACGTGGACTCTGCAATGCCTACGACTCCGGCTTTGGCGGCAGTACTGACTGCTGGGAATAGCGCAGGGACGAAGCGCATCACGGATGTGGTAGACCCGAGTGGGGCGCAGGACGCCGCGACGAAGAACTACGTGGACTCTGCAATGCCTACGACTCCGGCTTTGGCGGCAGTACTGACTGCTGGGAATAGCGCAGGGACGAAGCGCATCACGGATGTGGTAGACCCGAGTGGGGCGCAGGACGCCGCGACGAAGAACTACGTGGACGGGGCGATCCCAACGACGCCTGGGCTCGGTACAGTTCTGGGGGTAAGTGCAGATGCGGGTGCCATGGAGATCACCAATGCAGGAGCGGCGACGTTGGGAAGTTCACTGTGTACATTCAGCCAAGCGGCGGGATTGGCATCCACAGGAACGGGTGTGAACTTGACCGCGTTCCTGGCAGATGGTTGGGCGTGGGACAACCAGGGAGGATCGACGCTGACGCAGACGGGATCGTCGGTAACTTTATACGTCCCAGCATCGACATCGTTGAATGTGCGGCATCTGATCCTACCGGTTCCGACCTCCGCCTATACGCTGACGGTACGGATGCGAATTTTAACGTTAAATGCGCAGTACAAGTCTGGTTGCATTGGATGGAAGGGGGCCACAGGGGCAAGCGCACGGCTGAGCATTTTTCAATATGACAGTCGAGACAGTTGGGGTCTACGCTATTTCGATATGGCCAACCAAACCTCCGGCGGGCCGGAAGCAGCTATGATGACAAATTGGTTCAAAACACCGCTTTGGATGCGGATTACGGACACGGACGGCGCAACGCCATCGGTCGGAACCTTAACGGAGCAGGTGTCCATGGACGGGCAAACATGGCTTACGTTGCGAACGATCAACAAGGCAACCGCTTATTTATCAGCGACCGGGTACAATTATCTATTGATTGGCGGTAATGCGGAGCATGTAGCGCAGGACACGTATGTGATTGTCGATGCGTATGAGTTGACGTGACGTGCTGACATGGATGTGTTCCTGCTTGCATTTTACGCAGGGCAGTTTTAGACTTTCCTCGTGGGTCCCGTTTATTTAAGATAACTTAAGGCCAAGGCAGATAGATGAAGTTAAATATAAGTATGATTGTTCGCGGAGAAGAGTCATGCCTGGCTGCCGCCCTAAAGTCTGTTGTGGGCGCAGACGAACTAATCGTTGTTGATACTAGTTTGCCAGAAGATCCACCAGATCGAAGCATGGAAATTGCTGCTGAGTTTGGCGCAAAAATTTATAAATTCCCATGGATTGATGATTATGCTGCTGCTCGCAATTTCTCGTTGTCTAACTGTACAGGCGAGACGTTTTTGCAAAAGATCTTTATGGCTACGACACTTATGTAATATTGGAAGCTCTCGAACATTTAGACGATCGAGCTTTGCTGATGCGGCTACCTCCTAATTCTGATGTTGTTTTCTCTGTGCCAAGTTTTAAAGATCCGTCTCATTTGAGGACATATAACGAGAAAATGGTTCGGTTAAGATTTAGTGATTTGGTCAAAATACAAAGGATTGAGAGATTTAATTGGGATGGCGCAAAATGGGATTCCAATTACAAGTCAACAGATGATTACATCCTGCTGGTGCGTGGGCGCACTCGCGCATAAAATATAATCTTTACGGTATAATAGGATATGCTTATATTATCTCCAGATCCAGATTTTGTTGTTCTGCAGACTTATGTCTCTGATGTTGACGGCACCCCAAAAACAAACATTGTTAGTGGCACGGTTCGAGTTTATTCTTTAATGACAGGAGTAGAAATTGAGAGTTTAGCCGCTACAGCATTGACGCAAGTAGAGGAAGCAAACGTTTGGAGATACTTATGGGAGCCAGTCTCATTAGCTGTTGGGGAGTATGTCGCCGAATACTACCTTGTTGATGAAGACGCGAAAGAAAGTCGGACTTCTGAAGACATAATCGTAAGAGACGATTTAACAGAGGAAGACTTAGCTGCTGATTTTGAAAGGATTTTTAGGATTTTAATTAGAAGGAATAACTTTTAACAGATGGCAATAGTCTCTAAATTTGGTCCTGCTCCAACAGGAGCGACTGGGCCAATTGGCCCGACTGGTGCTACTGGAAGCCAAGGGGCCACAGGTCCCACTGGCCTTCGTGGAGACACTGGCGACACTGGAGCTACGGGTTTTACTGGGGCCACTGTAAGAGTTTACCATGTAGACGAGGAAGGGGATGACGTTGTTGACTTAGAGCCAACGGCGCTGTCCTTGATTAGCGGAACGACATGGAGATATTTTTGGGAACCGGAAGAATTAGAATCAGGACAATATTTGGTTGAGTATTCTCTCTCTGATGCCACAAATACCTACATTGCTCAAGAAGAATTAGTTGTCCGTGATGTCGCCGATGCTGTATGGGACGAGGTTTCTAATCAGCATCAAGAAGATGGTACAATGGGAGAGTTAGTAAATAAATTAGAAGACATAGCGCTTGCGCGGCCCAAAATAATACCGGGCGACTAGGCTTAAAGAGGAAAAATGTCAGGAAGACACTCAGCTTTGCGTGGCTCTAATATTGTCCTCTCTGCCCATTTCTTAGATGCGAATCTAAGTTATACAGATCCTTCTGACCTATTGATTTCGGTCTACCCGCCTGGCAAAGACCCAGAAGATCCTGATGTAACTACTGACGACGCTTGGGTCTATAATGTCTCCCTAACTAGTGGCGGAGAAGGTCCATACGCAGATCCTCTGCGTCTGGCGGTCAGAGAATCTGCAGGCAAATATACGTTTACTTTCCTGATCCCAGAGGACTCTGAACTTGGAGCCGGATTTGATCGTTGGGAGGGGACAGTAGATTTAGAAGAGCTAGATTCGACGTTCTCTTTTACTATTGTCGGCGGTGGGTCTGTAGGGACGACGCAGCTTTATGATAATAATATCGTATACTTGACCCTATCTGAGAACATCGCGGCCACAGATGGTTCTACTCTTGGTGATGAAGTCTTCTATTACTTCACTACGACATATGACCCCCTTTACTCTTCTTTGCGGCGGATAAGACTTGATCTTGGAGCCATGGTCACAGATGTGCCAGATGAGACTATTTATTTAGCCATCCTTGAAGCGAGTCTACAGGCAGAAGTAAACGACTTCTTCTCTTCAATTGGGTACGTAAACGAGGATTATTTCAAGAGTGCTCGGCGCGAATACACAACTTGTCTTGCCGAATCAATGTTGGTTCAAGGGCTTATGGGAGACTCTGGTCTGTCTGATCGGATGTCTAAGACGCTAGCTGATCTCTCTGTTTCCCGTGGCGGCGGCTACAACAGACTTTCAGATCAGCTTAATCGGCTCCAGGACTGTGTGGCCAGATGGCAAGTCGCTCTTCAGAATGGTGGAGGCGTAACGCCAGAAACAAGTCTAAGACCTGGTTATTCAGTTAAAGGAGCTTGGGCAGCCGATGTAATATCAGTCGGCAGACAATGGGAGCCAACTTCTGGAATCTTCAGTAATAGTGGAACTTCAGCCGCCAATACTTCTAAATACAAAGCTCCAAGGCGCAGGCTAAGGACTTTTAGAAGTAGAGGCAGTGATTAACCATGCCTCGTTCTCCTGTTTATTATTCTTCTACAACGAGTACTCCTAAAGAGATCGATCTGAGAGCGGAGTTACAGGGAACCTTATTTGGCGCTTTCGACGAGATCGCTAAAGGTAGAGTAGGTTTGTACCGCGAAATGCGGCGCGATGATAGTGACAAGAGAGTCGTTTGCGAGTGCAAGAAGAATGTTTCTGATGAAGCTGAGAAAGACTTCCTTTGTAGGCCGTGCCAGGGGATGGGCTTTCTTTGGGACGAATATAGAATAGTGTATTATAAGGATGAGAGTTCGCGTACTCCCACGGGAGAATTGAACTTTTACATAAAGTATTCGGAAGAACTGAGGGACGAAGATTATATCGTCCAAGTCAAATTAGATGTAGATGGCAATCCTGCCGCCCCAGTTCAAAGAGAATATCTATATAAGATATTGAAAGCCGAGGCGTTTCGATCCGACAATGGAAGGATCGAATATTGGCGTTGCAAGACGCAAGAAGAGAGGCAATGGTCTGTTTGGTATGGTGTGAATTCTAGAACGAACAGACCGATGATACCATAGGATTTATTTAGTGGTGACACACACTGACAATATGAATACTCTTCCTGATCTCAGTGCGGAAACTTCGCATGATATCGTTGAGATTTATATCAATCAGATGTCGCAACAGATAAATCAGGATCAGAGAAAACCTCTCGCCCGCGACCTGAATGAGTTTTTCCCCCTTGTTCATGCTGCGATATTTTCAAAGCAGAAGACAGAGGGAATTGCGGACGATAAAGTAGTTATGTTTGTAGAGGAAGATCCCCCGGAGAAACTAGACACAGAGACTATAACCTTTGAGATTCATTCAAGAACTCCTGGGCTGTATAGTAAAGGATCGACGGGGGCTCCTGGACATAAAGAGGTACGCGCCCATATAAGAAGCATTGTAGACCATCCAGAGCATATTGGTGAAAAGTTGGTAACTATGGGCAAAATGTACGATAATTATATTAAGTTTCGCGTTTATGCGAGAACCAATAAGCAGGCCAGGAAAAGGGCGCTTTGGTTCTCAAAGTTAATGGACTCATATAATTGGTATTTTAAGGCGAAAGGATTTTTAGTGATTGAGGAAGGAATGGGGAATAGAGATAGAACAAAGATCGATGGGTTGGATATAACAAGTTATCCATTGATCTATTATGTGCGGTCAGAAGACACTGCTCATCTCTCCTCACAGGAACTGAAAGAGATCTCTCTTAATGTCAATGTGACTTCAGAAGAGACGGATTAATAGGAGGTTATAAATGTCCACAGGGATTCCAAAGCTTGAATATCTTCCGGGGGTAAAGGTTCTAAAGAACGACGGTAATCTCGCGCCGGAAAGTTTGGATTCGACAAAGGGTATTCTCATCATTGGAACCGCTTCTTCGGGACCAGGAGAGACTCCGTATTACGTACGGTCAACCCATCTCGCTCGGACTACTTTCAGCACAGATGGCACTCTGGTTCGCGGCCTTTATGAGGTTAAAAAGGCTGGAGCTAAAGACGTAATTCTGTTCCGAATTGGAGCAACGTCTGCAATCGTTTCTGGTATTGGCGGCCAGGCCACTCTTGGCACTGGTTATACAATTGAGACCTCGGATCAGGACGATACTGCCGGGGCGGCGTACTCTGTTTACTACGACGACACAACGGATCGTTTGGTTGTATACAACACAGAAGATGATTCAGTTGTGTACGACAACGACAAGACGGCTCCGATCAATACTTTTGATGTTACTGTTTCTGGTTATCGGGCGACTGGTTCTTGGGATGATATCGGAACAGCATCGACTCCAGTAGTTCTGGAAGACATCATCGATCTTACTCCGGCGACGAGTGATTATTCTTATACGGCTGGGACGGATGGGCTCAACCTTTCCAGAATGGAAATGTACGAGAAGCTTTACCGGGCCTATAAACTCCTCGCAGAATACGAATTCGATATCTGTATTCCGATGGATGTCTACATGGATGACCTAAACCTCACTGACGAGGGGAACGGTTCTGATCGGCCATACTCGGATAATGGGGCTAACTCTTATCCGGATTACGGCGACAATACTCCAGGGACAAGTGTTGACTCTCTCGGTCTCGCTTATATGGAAGAGTATCAGGGAGTTTACTACTGGTGGTGGAAGTTCCAGACGGTTGCTGGCGCAGGGAATGCTACAGCAGACATCTTCCCGGCTGGCATTGGTTCTGCTTCGGCAACAACCAAGATCGACGGTACGGCCATTACAAGTGCAGATTGGCACCAGGTCAATTTTGCTCATCAGCTCGGATACTTCATGTTCGACTACAGCACCAATAACGTTGATGCTACTGGCGTAATCGGTGTCCGTCCGTTCAATTCTCCTAGCCTTGCCGATATGGCAGCATGGCTTGGCGAAGAGCCAACCTATACTGTCAATAACGTCACTGGTGCTTATACCGTTGACTCCGCTTCGGATAACGGTTCTGGGCTCCTTGGTAACCGCTACATGGCTGGCTCTTATGGTTACCGCAGTGGTGTTTACGGTGGCGGGTTTATCGCCACTACGACAGAATGGCTTGATGGAGACGAAGAGGCAACAGATGATAACGATCAGCCAATCGACCTCGGGAAGTTCCTGAGTGTTGTTGTTGACTGGCCGGTTCTCCGCAATGATTATGTTGCAGGCGGCGCGGGTTACATCGGGACCTATGCCCCGAGTTATGCCGGTATGTATTACTCGCTGTCTCCTTCCAGTGCCCCAACGAACAAGTCGGTTGTTGGTGTGCAGCTGTACTACAAGATCGGCGTTCGGAAACTGGACCTCCTTGCGAAGCGCGGGTACGTTGCTCTTCGCGAGAAGCCGCAGGGAGTTGTAATCGCTGATGCCCCAACGGCATCTCTGCCTGGTTCAGACTATAAGCGTTTGAGCACGATCCGTATCGTGAAGAACGTTATTGATGCAGTCCGTGAAGTTCTTGACCCGTTCATCGGCGAAGGGACCTCGGATGCTCAGCGCAGCGCAATGCATTCGGCTGTTGATGGTGTCCTGCTTCGTGCGAAGAAAGCAGGGTTCTTGACTGCATATCGCGAGTTCGAAATCTATCAGACTCCGGACATGCGTGTTGCCGGGAAAGCGGATGTGGCGCTTACTCTGGTACCCGCCTTCGAACTGCGAGAAATCAATGTGAGCATTTCGCTCGCAAAGGAATAAGTAGCGAGGAGGTTGTTTCTTAATGGCAATTCAAAGCGAATTCACTAGAGGCCACAACAGCTTTTCGGGTGTAGACATTAAGGCTGTTTTTGGTTCGAAAACGATTGGTACGCTTCAGGGCATTAGCTACAGCGTCACTCGCGAAAAGGCGCCCATCTACACAATGGGCAGTGCCGATATGCGAGCTGTTGCTAGAGGCAAACGAGGGATCGCAGGAAGTCTGGTATTCATCCAGTTCGATAGCGAGCCCCTGCTTGACGAGCTTAAGAATCTTCGGTTCCTGTCGGACACCGACGATCTGAGGCCAGACTATGCTCTGACAACCAACGTGACAAATCCTACGGCGGCAGTCGCTGGTACCGGAAGCGGAAACGCAGCTGGTCTTCCTGCCCAGTTACAGGAAAGCGAACTGACAACCGTTTGGAGCGATCAAGAACTTGCTCATCCTTGGTATGTTGACCAGATCCCTCCGTTTGATGTTGTTCTGGCAGCGGCCAACGAGTATGGGGCAGTAGCCTCCATGCAGATTCTTGGTGTCGAGCTTATGAACTCTGGTTACGGCGTCAGCATTGATGACATCGTATCAGAACATAGCTACACTTTCCTCGCTCATGGAATCGTTCCTTGGCGATATGAGGCGAACATAAATCTTACGACCGGTATGATTTCGCAGCCTCTATAAACATTTGTTTATAAACACCTCCTCTTCGCTAGGAAGAGCATGATAGCCACAAACACTCAAAATCCTCTGACTGGAAATAGTGCCTATGACAATGGGACGAGAAGTCCGGTTGGTTCTCCTTTCTTATCCGGCAGTTATAGTGGCTGTGATGCCAAGATCGTGGTCCACATCCCGATCAATAACACGAATGGACAATTAGAGATACAGAACTTAAAGAATCGATTAACAGAACTTGATCAAGAATATTATGACTTTAGGGTTTCTCCTTCTCGCGCGCAGCAGATAAAAGAGCTGCAAGGAGTAATAACAACCAAGATATCTAATATCCAGGAAGCCATTGCTTCTTCTTCCGGCGCGGTAATGACGAAAGTTTTGATTGAAGCCCAGACTATGTCTTTGTCTGTCTTCCGCCCCAAGACTCCAGTAAGGTGCCTTGGGGCTGTTTACCCAAGATCTTTCGTCCGCTGTTCTAGAACAATTGCAGGGACGCTTATCTTCACCGTCTTTCACAAGCACGTTCTCCAAGAGTTACTTACTGCTGGACTGAATCCCTATAGCACAGGTCAAGTTGGCAGAGATTATGATTTTTACCACGACACCACTATGCTTCCAGACCAGTTGCCACCACTTGATGTGACGATGGTATTTGCCAATGAGTATGGGAATACTTCATACCTTACTGTTTGGGGACTTGAGTTTGTGAGTGAGGGAACGACCTTCTCAATCGAAGATCTCTTTTCTGAGTCTACAATGCAGTTCGTTGCTAGAGATATAGATCCAATCAGAGATAGTCTGTCTAGGGCGACGGACGTTAATAATGGAGTCCTAACTGATAAATTCAAACCAAGGACTGCTTCTCAGCTTCGTTGGGAAGAACTACAGAAAGATGCTACGGCCAAACGTAGGAACCCATATATTTAAATGGATAACTTAGAACAAATCTCTCCTGGCGCTGGACTAGTCGTTTATGAGAATGATTACTATAACGGCGCACAGGTACAGGTTATGGTCGGGGACATCATAATTGATACCGCCGTATGGATCTCTTATAACCTGAATCAGCAAAAGGTTCCTGTATTTGGTTATGGTTCTCCTTATTGGAAATTTGTTGCGGCCGGGAACATCTTCATCTCTGGCAGCCTTGGAATAAATTTTAAGGAATCCGGTTACCTGATCTCTGCAATCAAGGATTACTACAATAGAGCCTGTAAGGGTGGCGCGGTGTCTCCTTCTTATAATCAGGATATGCCCGGCGCGAACGAAGCTTCTGTGACTGATTTGATGTCTGCCTCCAAGAAAGCTGAAAAGAATCGAATTGCGACGAGGAATGTCGAGCAGGCGATGGGCGATATGAAGAGTGGTCTTTTGACGGCCTCTCAGGTGGCTCGGCAGATAAATGCCCTCACTGATAGAGATTTTGAGAATTATGCCGAAAAGTTTGAAGACGCAATCTGGTACGGTTCCGAAAGGAATAATGCGGTAACAAGATCGTCTTTGTTTTCTAGAAACCTATCAGAATCGGAATATGAAATAACAGAAGAGATGTCTTTGCGACATCGCAGACTTGACCAGTACCCCGCCATTGATATATGGATTACATATGGAGATATGGGGGCTCCTAATGGAGTCAACCACTCTATACAGAAATTGCTTGACGTCCATTTTGTAGGAGAGTCAAAGCAGATAACAGTGTCTGAAGATGTAATCATCGAGAACTATGATTTCATTGCACGAAATCGTTCGTAACCTAAATCGGAGGTAATAAGTTATGGTTAACCCAAAGGTAACGCCCAAGAAGTTTAATTCGCCAGCCGCATTAGCTGCCGCAGGATTTGGTGCCCCTGACAAGATCGATGTCGAGGCGGAGATGGCTGCTATGGAGGAAGCGGGGTTTGTCCCTGGAGAACCTGAGCAAGAAGCTGGGCCAGGACAGGAAGGCCAGGAAGAGATTCCGGCTTTGTCGAGCGATCCACAGAAGAGGCTCGAAGAGGTCGCCGCCCTGATAAAGAAATATGATGCGAACGCACCCAACCTCCAGCAACTAGCCGTGTGGAAGCAGAATTTCGGCAGTGTATTCGTTGTTGAAATCTATGATGTGATTTATTGTTATCGTTACATTCGCAGGCAAGAGTGGATCAAGTTGCTTACTTCTTTAGCAGAAGATGTCAGAGAAGACCAGGTAGAGGACATGATCGTTGAGAGGTGTCTTCTGTACCCGAATTATAGTCCGGTTCAGAAAGCTTCTTTGCCAGCAGGAGCAATTCCAACTCTGGCTGCTCAGATCCGCACTTGCAGTCTGTTCATCGAACCTCAGGTGTTGGCCGCGCGCACAATCAAGCTGTAATCAATTATGGAAAGTGTCCTTCAGCTTTCGTCGCAGAAGGGCAAAGGCAAGCTCTTCATTGTCCAATTTGGTGAATGGGGCGAAGTCCCGTTCAAATTGCCGGGTAACAAAAGAGCCGAAGATTATGCCGCTGCCCTGATGCTCTCTTCCGGCCTTGGAGTCAAGGCCCTTATCCGCGAAGAAATCTTTAGAGAGTGCGTTGTCAGTGAGATTCGGGCATTTGAAGACATAGAGATTCCTGCCGGGATCATTCATTCCGTGGCAGAGCTGATCCTTTACTTGTCGGGTATTGGCTCCGATAAGGTAAAATATACATTAGAGTTCCTGGATATCTGTCGCGGGACAGTCAATTCTCCAACGACAATGATGAAGAGGATTATCTGTTCTGTCTTCAGTGGCTATACGTTTGAAACTATTAATGATTTAAGTTATCAAGAACTCATTAATGTTTTTGCCCAGGCCGAAGCCATGATGTTAGAGACTGGAATGATTCCGAATCCATATGAATTTACGAATACAGCGAGCACAAAGAAAACAGAGAGCGCAGATGATCTAGTAAATATGGCGAAAAGAGACATGAGGGATCTCAATGAGATGAAGGGCAATCTCAAGAATGATCCAGACCGAATGCAAAAGTTGATGGACTTGAAGAGAAAGATGGCTGTCAGAAAATAGGACGTGATCCTAGTTGCCAATACAGCAACCCCCAATTACGGCAACCGGCACACAGCCTGTAATCCCAGGAGAGGACCCGTCTAATCTTCTTGGTGTTGGCGCCGCCACAGCGGCATTCGCAGCGAGTGGTTTTGTCCCAATCGGCCAGAAGAGGCTTTGGGATCATTATATCCAGGGGATCCGTTCGTTTGAAGAAGCGACTCCCGGAGCAATCTTCAAGACCTTCCGCCTGTCTGAAACCCTATCCCCATTAGAGTCCTGGAGACGGGTAGAGCTTACAAGTGATCTCCTCAAGGGCAACAATGTCTTCAGTGAATATCTGCGGAATGCTCTTGGTCCCGAAGTAACTAGAGCGAATATCTACAGAACGGGGTCTATTCTTGGCCAGGTAAGAGACCAATCTGGTAATCTTGTCGGCTACTCTATGCAAGTTGCTTCTGGAACACAGCGTGGAGCGGCCATAGCGGACTACTACGCCCGAGTTCAAGGGATGGAGCTAGGGAGCAATGTCTCTCTTAAAGAAGGGGCTCTGAGGGCATCCTGGGCCCGTATAGCACCTGATATCCCATTTGAAGAATTCAAGAAAGGGCTTCCTTATAGGAATTGGGATCCTTTGGCTCAGAAAGAACCAAGGATTCCACTTATAACGAAATTACGTCCTGAGTTAAATATTCTTGGTGCAAGGGTAAGTCTTAAAGAAAGCACCCAGAAGTTATTTGCCCAGATGGAACTTGTTGCCAATTTCTTCAGGGCAAGGGCGGCAAGTACTGTTGGTCGGTTAAACAATCTTTTAAGCAAGCCTTTCGAAATCCCTGTTCTTGGGAATGCTCTCTCCAGGATTCCTATCCTCAACAAGATTGGTATCGAGCCTGGCACTTCGAGCCAGATGATCGGCCGGTATATCAAGAAGGGTCTTCTCCTTGGCGGCGCATGGAAAGGGCTTGAATATTATGATTATTTAAGATCTTCAGGTTCTCCGTTAGCTCCTCTCGTAGGGACTGGACTTGGGGCTGCTATTGGAGGAGTTGCTTTTAGAGCGACCAAGTCTGTACCTTTCTCAAGGAAAGGGCTTGTGGCTGGTGCTGCTCTTGGTCTTTATTCTTCGCTTGCTCCTAAGTTCGATCAGGGTTTCTTCTATGGGATAGGAAGGACGCTAGCGGACGTTGACGTCACTAGGGCTTCTATCTCTGAGAAGATAGGTCTGGGCGAATCTCTCCGGCGGCAGGATCAGGTAACTCCTGGTCTTGTTTCGTGGCAATCTGCTTTAGGTTTTGCTGGCGTTGGCGGACTGATGGCTGGCACTGGAAGATATGGTGGTTTGCTATATGCGGCGGCTAAAGAAAAATATACCAACAAAGGTAAGGCATTCAATGAGATCTTTAACTCTCTCCGTGTTAGTAGAGAAGAGTCTTTTGCTTCCTCTTGGGCCAGCAAAGTTGGACGTCGCGTAAAAGATATCCCATTTATTGGGAAAGCTTTGGCCGGGGTAAAGAGCCCAACTCTTGCCGGTGCGATTGGCGGACTTGCTGCCTGGACAGCATTATCTAGTGGCCTGTCTCTCCTGTCTGGTAATTTTATGGCAGCAATTCCGGGACTTAATCTATTAGGTTCCAAAGAAAACCCGGAAGAGCTAGAAGCTGTTTATTCTGGCGAGAAAGATGTTGCTATCAGGAAAGGACGCTGGTGGGAAGCGGGAAGATCAAGCAAGTATGAAGGTTGCTTGACGAGTGATTCAACCATATTAATGGCAGATGGGACAATCAAACCAATTTGTAAAATTCAAATTGGAGATCAAGTAATTAATTATAAAGGGAAACGGACTACTGTTTTGAATATTGCTAGCAGGAGGGTAAGCGAAGAAGTTTTTAAGATTTATTCTCCTTGGGACAGAACAGACACAACAAAAGTCACTGCGAATCATGAGGTTTTAGCTTATGACTTGTCAGAATATAATCAGGGAGAAGAGAAGTCTATTCGGCTAAATTGGATTCCTGCTAGTGAACTAACAACGAATCATTGTCTTTTTATCCCAGAGTTGGCTTTTAGTAAATCCATTGTAACAATAAAGGTTATAGATTGTTTGCCGAAAGATGGATATAAAATTTATAGAGGAAATGTTTATGTGAAAGCAAATAATTGCGCCTTGGCCAAAGATGACCAACAAATACTTGATGACCAAATTGTCGAATGGGGAATGTTGCCGCGGAGAAGTGTTGTCAGAAGAGAGAGACAGAACGAAATTATTCGCCAATTCAGTGTTTCTGTAAAGTATATTAGAAATAGATTGAGCGACCTAAGGAAGAAGACAAGAACTGCGGTATTTGCAGGGTATAGATTGATTGATACTTGGCCAGAAGAGATAGAGTTAGATTATGATTTTGGAAGCCTTATTGGGTATTACGCGGCAGAAGGAAATATTGACAAAGATAATGGCACAGTCTCATTTTCTTTTCACAAAAATGAGACAAAATATCACAATGATATTTTTAGGTTATTAAATAAATTTAATTGCACATATAGGATTGATCCTCAAGGAGATTCTAACGGAATTATTATTGATAGTTATAGTACAGTATTAAAACACATCTTGTCTTCCTTATGTCCTGGAACAGCAAGGAAAGGGGACAAACAATTAAATCCTATCCTTCTCAATGCGTCAGAAGAATTTATTAATGGTTTTTTAGAGGCTTTTGTTAATGGAGACGGTTCTCCAAAGCCATATGCCTGTAGTTGCAATATCGGTCTTTCTACTCCGGTGTTGCTTAAACAGATTCAAATGTTGATGGCCTCTAAAGGAATAGGATCTAGTTCTAACAGTAGGCTTGTTGCTGCTGTTCCAAATGGGGAAAAGATACACAGGGCATATGAGCTTACAATTTCTGGATTTGATGCAGAACGATTGTATTCCCTAATGAAAGATCCAAAACCAGGGAAGCACGAGGCTAACTATTCGAGTGTTAGGAAAATAAAGATATCGAACGGATGGTTGTTAAAGATTGATAAGATAGAAATAATACATTACGAAGGAGAAGTTTGGGACATACAAGTCGAGGAAGGCAATAGTTTCCTTTCTACAGGGATAACCCTCCATAATTCATCTATTGAGTACTACAGGAAGCACTCGCTTGAGAGACTAAGGACCAGAGCCTATCAGAAAGGTATCTATGGAGAGGAAAGCGAACGCTGGGAATACGATCCGCTTTTACATCCGTTAAAAGCTTTGTTCGGCAGTGATGACTGGAAGTATCACTACGAAATGACTCATCAATATGATCGTCCCTCGCCGCTCACAGGGACTTGGGGAGAGGACGTTCCCTTTGTTGGGCCGCTTATCGCAGCCACAGCGGGGAGACTTCTCAAACCAAGAAAGTTCGTACGTCCGGATGAGTGGATGTTGGGTAATGGAGAGTATGTCCATCATCCTGGCCCAAGACCAGCAGAGACAGAGCCAGATTACTCCTTAGGAGGGCTAGGTCCCGGCGCTCCTGTATTGCCCGAAGAAGGAACTCAATTATTCAACGAGCTTCTGTATAGACGCAGAGAAGCGGTTGGTTTGATGGGTTATGCTTCGAGCGTATTACAGAAAGGTATTACCGGCAGAGAGGAATTGTTCCAGAACCTTCAGACCGTTGGTACGATGGGGAAGGAAACTGGAGGAGAATATTGGCTTTGGAAGCATCTTAATCTCGGCGGGGCTGCTACGATGTCGGAGCCCGTGAGAAGATTTATTCCTCATACCAGATCATATCTTGACGAATATAATCCTCTTGAAGCAGAGATGGCTTCCTGGCTGCCAAGAGATTATTTTATTGACGTAAGAAAAGGTAATCCTTTCGCTGATATTTCAGAAGCAGAGATCCGGATGCCGGGCTCGGGGTTCGCGGCGTTAAATCCTGAAGTCGAAGGTTTAGATCCAGAAGATTATCCTCTTGCTTATCGCTTAAAGATCCTCGCTGATATTGCTCCCTGGAGTCCCGAATACGACTCTACTTTAAAGAGGGCCATGGCGAGCCGTGATTCCTTGCCTGAAAATCAACAGATGATGATCCAGACAATCAGGGAACAGGTTCGGCAGAGGAAGACGCGACGTGAGTTTGATGAGTACCGCTTTGACGAAGACCTATTAGAGACAATCCCTGTCACCGTTAAGGACGTAATCTCTCCAAGTAAATTTACGACAGAAGAGTTCGGGCGGGCGGTAATAAACGCAGAAGGCATAGGGGCTATGCTTTCTTCTAAGTCTGAAGAACAAGCAAGAGAGATTCTCCAAGGTAGGAAAATAGATTTGGCTGTTCCGACCATGGAATCTCGGATGTGGAACATGGGAGTAGGCGGCACTATTCGTGGCGTTCCCATGATAGGAGATCGGGACTTAGGAAGTCTTTTCGCAGAAGAAGGGATCGCCGAAAGTACGGAACTTAAAGATGAATTTGAACAGTTGCGCTACGAGTCGAGAGAGCGCGCTGCTGGTGCGGCATGGGAATGGGCGTCTAGAGCAGTGGAAACGCCGCTTGAGTATTTAACTCCTATTAGTCCTGCGGCAAAACTTATTAGAAAACGTTCTGCTATTGAGACCTACGTCGCAGAAGAAGCCATTGGAACAGGTTCCGCTTTCTGGGATCGACCGATTGAGAACTTCTTGCTGCCAGCAAAGGAGATGACAGAGGCTGGTCTTGGTGACGAGGAGATCCCTGAATATATACAGAAGAAGAGATCTGTCCAAGAATATTTTGACATACTTCAATATGTGAAATCCCAAAAGCTTCGCGATGAGGCTATGGAAGAGGGAAGATATAAAGAGGCAGGCGCCTATGAGCGCCAAATGGATCAAACTCTGTTCGGGGTAGATCCGTTTGCTAATCCAACAAATGCAATGAGGGCTCTCCCCCGGAACGAAAGAGATTTCTATTCGGCTTTCTCTGATGCAAAGACAGAGGAAGAGCGGGCTCAAATTCTTTCTCTTGTCCCGCGCGACGAGCAAAGGATCTACGCCTCCCGATGGATAACAGAAAAGGCTGCTGCGATTAGAGCTAAGATAGATGCTCAGAGAGCTACGAACGAAGACGTCCAGATGATCTCAGAGATCATAAGAGGCAGAAAGTCTGAAGGACTAAGTTACGACAAAGAGCAGGAAGAACAATGGCTTAGCGAAACTGGCGGCAAGATGTCTTTTGCCGATTGGCTAAGACAGAAGAAGCTTAAAGAGTATTTCGCTACTCGTTCGCTTCCCGATCCTTCGTGGGTAGCCTGGTCACCATCAGTCGATTTGAAAGACATAGAAGCTAAGTATTTACAGATGGAAGGTTGTATTTCTGGAGACTCTAAAATATTATCTGGAGTGGGCGTTGTTAGATTTGCGAAAGATATTCGTGCTGGGGAAAAGTTAATAAATTCGGACGGGTATCTCACCGGAGTTAAAGAAATTTTTATGCACAAGAACGACAACAATACATACAAGTTGAAAAATTCAGGGATGTTTGATGCTTCCATTGTCATCACAGGAAATCATATCGTTCCTATCGTTCGACAGTATTTAAAAGAATATAGATTAATTAAAATACCAGTAGACAAGATTAGACCAAGAGACAAAATGATTTATCCTAAACTGTTTTTCGAAGAGTCAAAAGAAGAAATTGATTTATTGCCATTAGTAAAAAGTAATGCAGTAAAATATGACGAGGAGATCTTCTCCTATGGGATTAAAGGCAAAAAACATCAGAGGATGCTTAAACTAGATGCCTCTTTCGGAAGTTTTCTAGGATGGTATGTTGCAGAAGGGTATTGTGCAAAAACAAAAGGAGGACGTCTTAAAACAGTTATTTTTAGTTTGTCCTCAAAAGAAACAGAAGAGGCTGAAGAAATTTCTAGATATGCAAAAAGAATGTTTAATGCGAACACAACAATTTCTCCCGATCCAAATGGAGCCGATGCGCTTCTTGTGAGGGTGCATAGTGCTATTGCAGCTTCTGTTGTTAAATTATTTTGTACAGGAGACAAAGCGACAACCAAGACATTAACAGAAGACTTTTTTAAACTACCCAAAGAGACAATCTTATATTTTTTAAGATCTTGGTTCTTTGGTGATGGTTTTGTTGATAAGAGGAAATGTTTATCTCTGCCTAAAAACATATCTATCCAAACTAGTTCAGAGACACTTGGTAGACAGGGGTGGAATCTGCTAAACAGTTTAGGGATACGATCTCGGCTCCAATTTATAAAAGTGAGGCCATCCTCTTCTTATAAGAGCACAAGTCCTGCATTTAGAATTAATATTGGGGATCATATTGCAAAGATTGCTTTCTTGTTATGCAAAGAAGTAAGACAACAAGATTATTTAGAAACTTGTGCTATCTCTGATGAACTTGAAAAGTATTTTTGGTTCGGTGTTAACAAAAAGAAAATTATTATTAATGATCCTATTCTGTATGATTTTGACATGGGGGAGCCTCATTTCTATACAACAATTTGTGGTGTTGTCCATAATTCGGACAATCATGATTTCGATCTCTGGCAAGATAGGATGCAGTCGCTGTCCAGGAAGCCGTATATAAATTCTGACGTTGTTTCGCGGCTTGAAAGTGCAGACAATCTAAAACAATCTATGGTTGACGAAGGACAGTCTCTTAACAATCTGTATGCTTTCGGTAGATTTATTCGATCTAGCGATCGAGGAACTATCCGGAATAGTAAGATAAATGCTAATATTGGAAGCAGATTGGATATTGTTATAAACGATAGAAGACAAGGTCTTGTTGATCAATCATATCAGGTATTAGGAAATTAATTTGGCGACCTACCAAGATATAGAAGAAAGATCAAGTCTATGGGGTGCTAGTGCTGCTGCCGCGCCAATAATAGGGTTCGGTATTGGCATGCGCAACCACTGGCAGGATCTTGCAACTGCGGTTAAAAGACCACTCTATGATTATACTTCAGCGGCGAAAAGAGTAAGAGAGTTAGGTTCCCTTGTAGAGCCAGCAGTTACTTCGGAGATCCGCCCGTTAGAATACTTTGGGAATATGATTACTGGTTCTGCTAATCATGGAGAGATGAAGCACGACATCGCTCGTGCGGCATACGAATCCATAATGGCCGGGAATAAACCGACGGCCCACAAACAAGCCTATGCTGCCTTTCAGGGAATTTTGGCTAACTCTAGTACTCCATTAGAAGCATATGGACAAGCAGCTAAAACAATTGGAGCTTATGGTGGGAACGCGAATCTGTTTGAGAAAGAGATAGAGAAGATAACAAGAGGCAATGTTTACAATAAGGAGTTTGGAGCCACAATAATTTCTCAGGCAATCCTCCCGTCCCGGCCAGACAGAGTGGATCTTAGAAGTTTAAGTAGCGGAGAGAGAGCAGCTTACGAAAAGATTCAGGCCTCTTTAAAAGAGATCCTTGGAGAGAAGAGTATCGGCAAGTCGTCTCTTGTCTCTGTTGGTGGCGTTAGAATGATGAGGACTAACGTTAAGGGTTCTTCTGCAAGGATAGACTTGCCATTGGGCGAAACAGATATCTTGCCACTAGGTAAAAACTTTGAACAGCGATATGTTTTGCGCAAAGGCTATGACCTCTCCAGAGGGAGCACGAAAGGGTTAGAGGCGATAGGATATGCTGAGTCTTACTTGTCTGCTCTCCGTGCCGAGAAAGACAAAGCCCGTTCGGCGAAACATGCTGTTATCAATACCAATGCACGACTAATAGATAATCTGAATGCGAATGAAGCTGGGAAAAGATTAGCAATTTGGCAACACCCAGAAGAGTTCCTGACTTCTGGTGGACTTGCCAAGAGGAAGCTAATCCCTCTTCAGTCTGTGTATTCTGGAAAGAATATGACTCCTGATGTCTTAGACGAGGCGTTGGCTTCTGGGTTGTTTGGTGGGACAAGCCAAGGAGCGATTGGTTCTGGAACTCTGTACCGACAAGATGTTCGTCGGATGCTTTATGGAAATGCTCTTGGAGAGATGTTCCCAACCAGCCAAATGCCATTGAGATTCCTTAGAGAAGAGTGGGGCCTTTCTGCAGAAGCGAAAGCTCTTGCTTCTGGCGATCGATTTAGGTTTTCTGGCTCTTTAGGGAAATACATGCATCGGTTAGAAAGACCTTTCGTTGGGCCAGAATACAATCGGCTAATGGGGATAGAGACAGAACTTGGTGATTGGGCATCAAACGAAACACAGAAAGCTTTATCTTTTTCTGGTCGCGAAGCCCATGTCGCTCCTCAATTACTAACCTTCTATGCGAAACCAGGAGCCGGAGGTTTCGAGTCTGCGGCAGCAAGAGAAGCGCTTGCCAAAGAGATGGGACTAATTTCTACAAAAGTTTCTGGAACAATGGAGTTTGAGCGTGTTGTGTCAAAGCAGATCCGTTATGCGCCGGGACTTGATATAAACCAGGCTGTCCAAGAAGTAATCGAAGCAAATCGCAATGGTCTTCAAATTGGACAATCAATAAAATTATCTTCTCCTGTCCCTCTTAATCAAGGTCAGATGATTGGTATTGGTGCAGAAGGTAGAGCCGTTCGTGGTGGAGGGGTAGAGGGGATAACGCAGGAAATAATTGGTGCTCGTCCGGTAAAGAAAGATGTTGTCGCCGTTTACCTGCGAGAGAAATACCGCATGCAAGAAGGCATGATTGGTAAGATGTTTGGCGATGCCACCAAGAACATGATGAAGGCACAAGATCAAAGAGTAATCAATGAGATGATTGGTGCAGTGGCGGCGGGGGCCAAGACAGCAATTGGCGGGAACACAGTTAATGCTTTTATGAGCGCCGAGCGGCTAGCAAAAACACCGTATGCTTTGTTTGCACAGCAGATGTCAGCAATGTCTTTGTTCGCGGCAGAGGGACTAGATAATTTTGATATTAATAAAGCAGATGTTTGGAGAAAAGCTTCTCCGGCGGCAAGAGGATTCTTATCGAACCAAGTCAACTATCTTGGTCTTAACGAGGCAGCTGCTTCTGCTGGCCAGGTTTCTACAGAAGAACTTCAATACATTTTGCAGAAGAGGATTGTTGGCGGGGCAAGGATACTTGGTCTTATGGGAGAAGAGCATGCTCCTTCTATCTTTGGCATGATCCCCCAGGCACAATTAGCCAGGATGGCAGAAGAAGGATTGTTATCTGAGGCTGAGACAAAAATGATCTCTGGATCAAAAGGTGTCTATGGCCTTGAAAGTATGTTCCTTGGTGACCTCCCGATGGAAGGAGGTGCCGGTGGACGTATGAAGATGGACCCAGCAGGCATCCGTTTGTTGGCACAGAAAAGTTATGCAGGAGACGCAACACTTGGTTCAGATTTAGCCGCCGATATCGTTACCAGGTTTGAGAAACCAAAGGGTCTTCTGGCAGCCCAAAGGATGCAGGAGTCTCTTGTTGGCATGGGGCCAGGTAAACTGGAAGCACTCTTGGGTCCAGAAGCTGTTGCTATTAATAAGGCCGGGCCAGTAGGAGAGGCTGGCCAGTGGCTTGATTTAGGGAAAGGAGTCGAGGCCTTCGGAGGAGCCTCTAGAATATATCGACCTGGTATGTCTGAAATGTCGGCTATGCTTCCTGTCTCTGCCAAGGGAGAAGTATTCCAGTCTGAATTGTCCAAGGCTTTCGGAGAGTTACAGGCGGCTGCAGGAGGAGAGACAGAAAGTATAGAGGCGGCAGCAAAGAATCTAAGAGATGTTGGTTTCCGTGAATACGCCAATCTTAGTAGTGCATCCTCTCGTGTTTATGGGACCCGACAGCTTACGGCGGAGAGGATGTCCCAAGAGATGACAGAGAGGATGGGAGGAGCAGCTGGAATCTCTCGTAGAACTGGCGAAGAAATGTTTGACGAGCTTATTGAGAGATCTTCTGCCGCAGACCAAGAAGGCCTTCGAGCCATGAGAGAAAGGTTTGTCGCTGGAGAAGATATTGGAGGAATGCTTGGTAGACATCCTCATGTATCGCCAGAAAGCATTCAGGCTTCTCGTTTCCGAATGATGAGAGAAGCCAAGGATTATATGATCTATACTCCGCGAGAGATGGGAATGGTTGGCGATGTATTGACTGACCTTTCTCAAGACGTGGGGATGAAGGCTGACTATGACAAAGATATGCTTACTGCCTCCTTCATTAAGAATAAAGATTTAGAGAGTAGGGTAAGTCGGCTTACTACTAATGAGATACAGGAGAACTATAATAAGTATTTAGCTAACCATTATATGCTTGATCGGGCAATCAAAGAGAAAGAAGTTCCAGGCGCTACTCTCCGAGGATTGGCTGCTGAACAGGCAGAAGCTCGGACTGCTGCCTATGGGAAGATGGCTGCTGGAGAAACGAATATTGCATTACAAAAGATGAAGTTAGCAGTTTCCGCTAATAAACCAGAGCACTATAACGAGCTTGCTGCTATGTTCTGGCACATAGAAGAAAGGGCCAGTATCAATGCCAAGCACGGTATGGTTGCTGGGGCAGACCTTTATAAGCGTCTTGGCGCGGCGGTTGAGACGGCAGACGAAGATGCCCTTGCTGGTGTTTTTAGAGATGTCTTTGGAGAAGGCAGAGAGCTATCTACTGAGCTAAAGGGGAAGTCCTATTCTTTAGATTACAGTCCTACTAAAGCAGCCAGAACTTCTGTTGAGGCATTGCGTGCGTCTCAGAGAGAAGTTGAGTTGTCACATGAGCTTGCCGCCGCTAGCAAAGGAAGCCGCCAGCTGACCAGGGAAAGGATGGCTGAACATCTTGCTTTCTCTAGGGAAGGACTGAGTCTTGACGTAGGACAAAGAATGGTTCGTGGTATTGAGGAAGGAGAAGGAAACATCTTATCTATGGCTTCTAGAAGGATAAAAGGATTAACCAATAAAGCCTCACAAGTAGCTTCGGTTATGTCCCGAGCTAAAAAGCCTTTGGTTTTGGGGGCTTTAGCTGGGGCTGCTATAATGATGTCTGCGCCAGCTGTCTCTGGTTCTCTTAAAAATCCAAACAAGGAAGGCCCTGCTGGTGGCCATAATGTGGACATGATGAATTCCATGCCTCCCTCTGGACCGGGAATGTCGATTCCAAAGGCCAGGATACAACGAAGTCCTAGAACCTATTCTCTCCCTTCTTCAAGAATGACTGGCAGTTATGACTCTCGTGATTTGGATAAGGATTATAATGGGGCAATGAGGTATGCTTCTTCTATGAATTCTTCTAGTGTTAATGCTCGGATGCATGTTAACGATAATCGTTCGGCTATGGATCCTCGTATGCTCGCTAACAAAATTCACGAACAGATGTAATTATGGCCAAGACTACAAACGATTACCAGCAAAGAGCAGTTCAAAACGCAGAGATTGAGAAGATCATTGCGTTTAAGAACTCAGGAGAAGAAGTCGAATATTCGGCGCGTGAATCCGTTAGGAAGCTGCCGTCAGATTTCCTTGTAATCAACGACATAGTTTTTGATAGTGTCCCGGCCACATCAATTAAAATCAATAATGTTTCAGATGTGTTCGTTGCAGAGACGCTCAGAACATCTTCTCCTGTTGTAGAAGCGAAAGGGCAAGAGGTAGGATTCGTTAATTTTACTTTGGCGTTCAAGGAAGGATCAGAACAGACCGTTGTCCTTCGTAGACTTATAGCAGAGCTTATCCATCACCCTTTTGTATTTATAGAAAACAATAAAGTCAGAGAATCTCTTTGTCCGTCATCTGATGCTAATATGATCTTTGTCCTCTATACTGGAGCTATGCGCGTAAGCGCAGATCAGCCCGGTACGGTATATCTTGATCTACAGTTAGCGTCTTTTAACTATGCCCCATTCTCAAAGCATTTTTGGTATAACGCCAAATTACCAGTGCCAGTAGAAGAGCCAACGGCTGGGGAAGAAGATGTTAAAGACAATGACGAGTCCACGGTAAAAGCAACAGGTTTTAATACTTATGAGACTCAGGATTACTCGGCAAGTATTTTCGCTAAGGCGGCCAGTGCAGCGCAACTAGATTCAGTAATTAATGGCATAAATACGCCGGTAGTATATCCAATGTATTCTCAAACTTGGATGTACTACGCCGACCATCTAGAAAGCCTGATGCCTCTCTGTGGGGAACACAATGATGACTTCCTCTCTTTCTCTTGGGTCAGATTCAAGTATATAAACCCAACATCTCCAGAGGCTTATGCTGGAGCTGGAAGTGCGAAAGACTTCTTCCGTTCGGATACAAGTTTTAAGGCCATTCCTCCGTTCTTCGATGCGAGAAATAAGACTTCTGGTTCTGGTCAGACTCCTGGGGCAGAAGCTCCTACTGCTGCAGAAAAATATGCTTCACAGGATTTTTCGACTACTGCTAGTGCCGGTGGAACTTTAAAACAAGGTCGTTTTACAGGAGGGACTCATCCTTCTTATTGGATAACCGATTATGATCGATTTATGATGGCACGTCTTTGTGCTGGAGAAACACGGTCATGGACAGAAAGTAAAGCGAGTAGAAGAACAAGCGAATATGCTTGGATGCTTTGGGCGATGTTCCAAAGGTTTATGTGTGTTGGAGGCTCAAGGTTTGGACGCTTCTTGGTGGCTTATTCAGAACCTCTCAACCGTACTGCCTGGAAGAAGAAAGATCCTTCTGCGTGGTCTGATGGAGATAAGAACAAGAAAAAGACACAAGAATCTACCTGGAACGATTTTCCCCCGTCTGTTCGAAACGTTGTCAATCGGTTTGCTGCTGGTTTAATCCCAATGCCAACGGCGAAAGTAAGGTTATTAAATAAGACTGCAAAAGGGTACAAAGGTTCTGAATATACTACAAGCGTCATAGGTTATACTGATTTTGCGGAACCGGGACTAACTTTGGCGAATAAGGATATAGACAAGGAATACTCTAAACGAGTTCCTCCTGTTATTTATTATGGTAACTTATACTTATCCGCGCATGGAGCAAAAACAGTTCTCTCTCCCGGAGTGAGGATCCTCTCCTCTAACGATGGGGCAATCTGTGATAGTGACGTTACTATCAATGCAGAATCTGTTCAGCCAAAACCAGCTCCTTCTCGCTCAGAAGAATTAGCTGATTCTGCAATGACAGAAACGGCTGACGAGCAAGTAGACTTACAGGAAGAGACTGTTGACGATTTCAAAGCTCAGCAAGAGATAGAAAAGGAAGAGCAAAGAAGGGAGAAGGACACAAGGAGTGTAGAGAAACGGACAGAGTGGATAACTAATCAGAGAGCTGCTGGGTGGGAGCTTTATACCGAAGACCCTTCTGTTAGAAACGTATTCTGGCAAGTGCCAGATCCTCTTATCGTTGGCGGGGATACTAGCCATTCAATGCCCAATATTGCTCTTGCTGCCGCCACAATTACTTTTGGTCATCGTCTTGCCAAGATGAAGCTTATTGGTCAAGACCGCTGTGCTTGGCAATTCTTGGGTGCTGGCAATAGAGCAGGAACTCTTGTCTTTAGAGCTGGCGGAGAAGAAGGACGTATTGCTATTCGGAATCTTAAGAGGATGGTTGAAGAGACACAAGCCATCTCAAGAACGTTTAGCAATATCCTTGGTTCTGGTTCTATCCAGGTTGGTTGGCAGAACAACGAACAACCATCAAGTATTAATAATATCTTCTCTTTGGCGAAGATAAAAAATATTGTGATTTCCGAAACTTCTGAACAATCAACAGAAGGGTCAGTAGACTTATACGACTTCGTTGTTGAGTTCGTCGCGCAGGATATCCGGAAAGAACAGCTTGATCAGCGTGGCGCTATTGACTGGAAGATCAAGATGGCGATCGGGAAACGGTTATTGTCTCTATTAAAAGCAGATGAAAACGAGGCGATAAGAAAATATCTAGATGCACATCCTATTGGTTCTTCTGGAGAGCAGATCTTTAATGTGCTCACTGGCAATATAAATCTAGTAAGAACAGCAGATCATTATTCGACTGCTCTTTCTAAAGCATCTACTTTAATTGGGATTACGGCTTCTACTGCGACAGACTGGTTGAATCCTGCTATAGCCGATAAAGCGACGAAAGAGATGCAGGACAAGATGTTGTCAATGATGTTCTACTCTCAACTGAGAACGGCAAGTGATCTGCATTCTGTTAAGTTAAAAGATCCCAAGTGCCCCGATTGGTTGTCATCAATTGCTAATGATCTAGCGAGAGAGGTAAAGGAAATTTCTAAAGGATTTCCTTTGATGAATACGCCAGTCAAAGTTAAAGGCGAGGCTGCTACATGGGAACAAAAGATCGCCAAAGAGCTGGGGCAAGAAGCGATTAATCTGATTGGAGGAACAGGAGTAGAGATTGTCGGCAAAGGGAAGGTTCGAGGTTTTGAGATCTATAGAAACTATGACGCTTCTAGCCGAGAAGCTTCTCAGAGATATAGAAAACTTTTAACCAAGCTTGGTCAACTTGCCGATAGGGCAATGGCTTATGCCGGAAGAGATTCCGCTTCCTTTAAGTCCTATTTTGGAGAGGATGTTTATAAGTATTTGATGAGTGTTGTCCATGGTCAGATGAGCGAGTGTTATATGGATCTATATCTGCCAGATATGCCTGGCCTTGATGTTCCATTAACACCAGAGTTCTATGTCTATGACGATTCTCTGGAAGACGCAACGATTGCTGGATATAATGATCCAAAGAATCTAGAAGCCAATGTAAAGATCCACGTAATGAAAGAAGCTGCTTCTATAGATAATTATATATATAACTCTCTATTTGGTGGAACTTATGCTTCTGTGAATGCGACAAAAATTAGAGAAACAAAAATAAATATGAATGAACAATTTGGAATTGAATATGGTTTTTCTAATTGGCTTTCTGGTGGAGAATACAGTGTCTTTAATAATCTTGGAGCAACGATAAATTTAGGGTTTGCTCTTCGAGCGCAGCAAGTAAATAGTTTTATGTACGATACTGTTCAGTTTGCAGCAGGGATGTTCGGGAAATCAGTTACTTTTTCTCCTTCTGATTTGTTAAGTAAGTATTCTGTCTTGTCGGCAAAACAAGGAACGCTAGAAGAACAGGCTTTTGATGGGTTTTTAAATACTACAATTCTTATGAGTCCTTATCTTACAAACTATCTTGATAAAGGAATCCGATCTCAGCTTAGTGTTCAAGACAAGAAACAGGCTATTGAGAACATAAAGGCTTCTGTCTATGGTACGGTTACAAAGGACGGAGTCGTAGAAGTTCCAAAAGAGTTCCTTGTCGGCCCGAATGTAGATAGTTTAGAGACCGATCGTGGATTAAATGGAGAACGGAATATTCCCGAGGCAGAGTCTGATCGGTCAGATTTACAAGGGACTTCTGAGAATAACAACCAAATTATTGCGTCTTCGTCGTCGGCAGAAATAACATCAAAAATAGCAGAGACAAAGCAAACATTAAATAAAATTGCTTCTGTTCCAGCCACAACGATTGATACGGCCACTCTTGTTTCCCGTTCTATCGCAGAACTTTCTGTCGGCTCGCGCAAGAAAGATATCTCTATGCGCCGTGCCTATCCGACATTTAGAATCTATTTCATTGACGAAGACAGTGAGCAGGGAACTAAAAATTATAGAGCATTTGATGACTTCTATAGTTACTCATCTATCCAAGAGATTAGAGTTATTAGATCAAGAAAAGTAGCTGCCGATCTTGCTATCATTAGAATGACGAATGTCGCTGGAATTTTATTACGCAAAAGATTTGGAGAAACAGAAGATCAGATACTTGCTAACGAAAAAGCAGTAGAAGACGCTACTGGATTCTTTGCAGAGACAAGCAGAGAGAATCCTTTTGCCAATATGATCTTGCAGGATGGGGTAAAGGTACAAATTCGCCTCGGCTATGCTAATGATAGTGAAGTTTTAGAAACGGTTTTTCTTGGTCAGATTGTTGAGATTGAGCCAAATGAAGATGGGAAGATTCTTGAAATCTTATGTCAGGGATACGGGGCAGAGCTTGAAGCGTCCACAGTAGGGGCATTTGAAGAGGATGTTACCTTTTATTCTTCTATGCAAGCTTTGTCTGCGGCAATCATACAGCCATTTGTTATGCACTTTGGTAGACAAGATTTCAATCCAACATATAATCCAGCAGAAGTTAGAAGTCAGTTAACTGGTGGTTATGGCACTGATTTGCTTAGTCTGAATCCTCTTGATTCTTGGGCGCAAGCGAGTATGAATGTTATGCTCAAGAAAAATAACTTTTTAAACCAGCCTCAGGATGATAATATTTTCCCTCCTCCTTATACGGTTTATTCTGGTGCGGGAGACCGGGTCTGGAATAATGCCTGTGCTTATCGCCCTTTAATGATTACTCCTTGGGAAATTTTTAAAGAGCATGAGTTACGCCATCCCGGATATGTTTCTCTTGCTGTTCCATACGGGCACTCGCCAAGAATGACGATGTTCTTTGGCCCTAAAGGACAAAACTATTGGAGCCGAGCTTGTACAATACAAGAATCAATAATTTCTACTCTTTGGACAGATCAGATTTCTTCTTATGGTAAGCTTTCCGGAAATCTTAAAGAGATAATGAACAATCCTAATACCAAACAAAAGTTGGCAGCTCTTAGTAAGATAAATCCAGATTTATATAAAGCTATTATAACTAGTGGGAACAACATAGATAATAGGTCTTTAGGTTTCTACCTTGGCAGAATCTTTGGTAGATACCGACCATTCAGAAATTATTTTATGGCAACTTCTGAATACCATATTCTTAAGAATGAGATAAGAACTTCGGTACAGAATACCTTTAATGCTGTTGAAGTCCGTTATTCAAATGACGAAGATGTGAAAGATGAGACTAGCAATGAAAGAGAGGCGAAGGAATATACCGAAATGGTGGAGATGGGAGAGTCTGGAACTTATACGATGAAACTAAATGATAATATTCCAGATCATATGATTAGAAAATATGAAGCGGTATATCCATCTTGTATTACTGAGATGATGGCGAAAAGGTATGCTCAGGGTCTTTTGATTGAGGGGTTAAAAGACTCATATAAGGGAGAACTTGTCTTAATTGGCGAAGAGACAATAAAGCCCTATGACATAATCTGTTTACAGGACAATGTAAATGATATGTATGGACCAATAGAAGTTGAACAGGTTATTCATATCTTTAATCAAGAAGAAGGGTTTATCTCTATCATAACTCCAGACATGGTTGTTGACTCTAACGATTGGGCTACCAAAGGGTGGTTTGATTCTATGTTTAATACTATATCAATGTTATGGCTCTCTTCTTCTGATGCCGCGAGGCAGAAAGCAACACAGGTCTCCTTGTTTGACAAAATGAAAGACACTGTTCTATATGGTAAAAATTCTACAATGAACGCAATGGGAAAAGCGGGAATGATGATTGGTGCTTTCTTCTTGATGCATCATAGCCAGACAGGGAATCCGGTTACAATGAATCCTCTATATTTTGGGGGCAAACCGTTTACAAGTATTGCTGCAGCAAGTAAATACTCATCTTCTTTTGCTAATCTTTGGGGTCAATGGGTGCAATGGAGTGAAGATTTTGAAGATGGGTACGACAGAACAGACATTTCAGAAAGCCTTGCTACAATTAATTGGAATATTTTGGATAGCATTGCGGGCGGATGGTTTAATGCCTCTCAGGATCCAAACGTAGGAGGCAATCTCTAATGGGTTATAATCCAGCTCCGGCAACAGGTTCGCCACAGACTCCAGGTGGAGTTTCCAGAAAACGTTCTGAGCAGCAGGCTGCTTCGTCTCAATCAAACAGAAAGCACTCTTACCGATATGGGACAATTACAGCAATTCGCAAGCGTGGGGGAGCAGATAATACGCCATTTGTTAAAGTTCGATATGAAGATACTGGTCAGGAATCAAAATGGATTCCTTTGCAGGATCACCCGTTGATGATCGCGATGTGTTATGGTTCAAGTCTAGATGATCTAATTGGGAATTATCGTTGTAAGATAGAAACTCAGACGGGCGTCACTGGAAATGGGTTAGCTGTTATTGTCGCAGATAGACAGGTAGATACTTTAAATTATGAGCCAGATGTAGAGATTAGTGGTCTCCGAATTGTATAATTAATACGAGGATTTTATGCCGACTAAAACATTTAAAGCGAATATCAATTCTCCTGCTGGGATTGTCGTAGGAGATGAGGTTGCTCGTATCCATGGGTCAAAGCAGAACTATCTGATGTGTGATGCTCTTGGTACTTACCTTAGTGGGCCAATGAGCTTTTTGAGCCAGACTCAGAACATTAGGATGGCCGGGCTATGGACGATGAATAATGCTTATAACCTAATGATTCCGTCTACTTTGGGTACTCCTCAGGCTGTTTTAAACGTAGACCCACCAATTAAAACGCTCGAAAACATTATGAAGGGAGCAGCTCAAATGGCCGCTCTATATGGGATGTTGGTGGCAATTGGCTAGAAACTACGACAAGATAGATCTGTATTGGGGTCGCCACGGAGACTTTGTTCTTGGTAACGAGGGCGATCTCCTTGATACGTCGACAGACGCCTTAAGGTCTTTAGTCCAGGAAGTCCGAACAAGAATACAAAGCTCTCAAGGGGACTGGAAGGTTTATCCTGATATTGGAGCAAACTTACCAGACTTGGTTGGCGAGCCAAATAACAAGATTACTGCTGAATCTGGGAAGGCTAAGATCACTGCTGCTCTCGCTCAATATGGACTTCTTGCTTCGAATGATATTGATATCTCTTATATGCCATTAGACGAAAAGACGATATTATATAGATTAAAGATAAAGACGATGGCGACGGCGGAGAATAGAACCTGCAATTCATTGAAGATTGATATAGTTTATAATTATCAAGACGACAATCTTCATATCCTGTAAGGAAACAAATGCCATTCTTTTCAAGATCTTATGACGATATGGTGGCTGATGGGCTTCAGCACCTGAAACAATATAGTAATATTACTCAGTTGGTTCCAGGAGCCAAGGCCCGGCTATTGCTTGATGCGGTTTATAAAGAGCAGGCAAACCAGTATTCTTTGTTTGACGAGAATCTAGCAAACGCATACATCCGTTGGGCCGAAGGAAGATTCCTGGATTTCTTTGGGGATATGCTCAATATTCCCCGATACAATGCCACCAATGCTACTGCCGATACTGATGGTAATAATTTCTGTTTTTACGTCGACAGCGGAACGTTTGGAGATATCAATAGTGGTCTTGATTTTATTGTCTCTTCTGGTAGTGTGATTAGTACGGCCGATATAGAGCTTGAGACTCCAACTTATGGTTATGTATATTCAGAAGATCAGCAAACAAAGATAGAGTTTGATTTGTTAACAGATATTATCTGTTCTGCAGACCAGTCTCTAGCTTATGGAAATATTCGTGCTCGGGTAGAAGGATCTGTCTCAGACGTTCCTCGTAGTGTTCTTACCGTCCACAACTTCTCAAATTATGCCTTGTCCAGCCAGAGTCTTCTTAAGTGCACTAACCGATATGCTATTTCCAATGGCCGAGAGAGAGAGTCAGATGAAGCCTACCGCTACAGGCTTATGAATGCTTTTAAGGCGCGGGAAAGAGGGAACAAGCTAGCGGTTAGGTTGGCTGCTCTCAGTGTACCAGGCGTGGCCAATATCAAAGAAGTAAATTATGAGCAGGGACCAGGAACGTTTTCGCTCTACGTCCGTTCTCTTACTTCGACAACCAGCCCAGGGATGCTCGCTCAAGTTCAGGCAGTAGTAGAGCAGGTAAATGCTTTCGGCACAAAACCATTTGTCCTTGCGCCTCAGCCATTAGGTCTTGAGTTTGAGATCGCTGTTAATTGGAAGTCAGATACTACTTCGACACAACAGTCAGCAGGGTATGCTCTTATTAGACAAGTGATCGAGAACAGTCTTAACGCCATGGAGATTGGAGCTTCATTGTCTCTTACTGATCTAGCCTCATTGGTTGCTCGTTGTAGTTCAAAGATCCTAACCATCGGCGTCGCTCGCTCCGGATACTTTGAAGAAGTATACGCTTATCGTTCAGCAGCAAATGATTTTGGTGTTAGACGCTCGCTTGTCGTTGGAGATGTAGTAGAACCTTTATACAATGAAAGAATTATGCTGGAAACCAGTACTAGATATAGGGGTATTAAATTCCTATAATGGAGATTTCTCATGGAAGAAACTAGAGCGGTTAAGGTTACAGAAGCAGAGTTGTGGGAACTTCGAGCTTTGCAGTGGGGGCTTAAGGCAACCAAACTTGAAATCCAGATTAATGAGACTAAGTTCAAGAACTTAGATAGCGATATGAAAGATCTCCTCGGCCGTTTAATGACTAAATATGGAGATGTTAATATCGATACTGATGGAACAATAGTTTATCCCAAAGAGAAAGAATGACACTAGAAGATCGGCCATCTCGTCGTTACCGTCGCAGTTGGATTACGCAAAGAATAGCGAACCAATTTGCGCCATGGACTCATGCGAGATCTTGCCCTGTTTCTGTCGCCCAACAGATAATAAACGTAGGGGCGCTAGAGATTCAGAAGACAGAGCAGCAATTGGCCGAAGAAGCTCGGAATATGCACTTGTCAGACTGCAATCCATTATTAATGGATCATGCTTATTCTTCAGAACTTCCAGCCGGATTCTCGTTTGGGGAGACGGAAACAGTAGATGGAGCGATTGTTTATGCTCCGCCAACAGTGTGTGTAGAAATCAATGATGTCCTTACAGAGATAGCAATCGCCGAAGACAATAATATTGAGACTTTTTATTACGATTGTTTGCCAACGAGAATTGTCTATGGCGATGTCCAAAAGATATGGGACGATGTCATAAGTGAAACAACTGTTTCAGAGATCTCTTCGGTAGAACCAGAAGAGCTTGTTTTAGAAGGTCATCTCTATGTGACTTTGATGAGTAATACGATATGGAAAACTAGGTTTAAGGATACCTATTACTTTACCAAAATCACAATCATTGGTTATTCGCGGAAGGGAACGTACATAACAGAGACTTTACCATTGCGTTACAATGGGACGTTCAAGACTATAAATCAATGGAGTAGTGTAGAGGAAGTCTTCGTTAGCCATGTGGACGGGAATGCAAAAGTAGTTATTTCTTGTTTGCCGTTTTCAGAAGATCCGATTGTGGACCAATGGAATACTGCCGTGCCAATAGATGGCGGAGATAGAATTCAGTTCCTTGGACTAGAGGAGAATGATTACGGGAGCATATTAGTCGGCCGCTCCTTCCTTAACGCGGACATGGAACTAATTCGCATGGGATTAGACGACACCCGAAGAGACTATGCTATTGAGCTTCTTGACCAGGACAGCCTGAACATTACAGCCGAGGCGTTTCTGTGTAAGCCATATTCGGATCTAATTTATCTTATTGATGCCAATAGCTTATATGTTTATGATAGGAATGTTCCTTATCCAGAGCTTGAGAATACGGCAGATCAAAGTGCTGATGTCCGCATGGCCTTGACGACAGATGATTCTCAATGGATTTATTCCCGAGGGGAGACAGCGACGGTTACGACCAGAATTTTAGACGTTGGCAATATCCCGATTTGCTACCGTTTTCTCCTATATACTCCCTCTGGATCAAAATATTATATTGGTCTTGACGGTTCTCTTTGGCCGATAACAGAGGCTGATGGCTGGATAACGAGCCCAGAAACTTCATGGGACGAACAACGTATAGAGATATCGATGAGTGAACTTGGAGCCTATACGTTAGAAATTGAAACAAAGTATAAAGAACTTGACGATACATATATTACTCGCAAGGCAAAGCTTATTTTGTTTGTTCCCTCTGTTTTGCCAGAAGTACAGTTTGTTCTACCTGACGAACTAAAGGGCTGTAGAGATATTAAAATAGATTCTGATGGAGACCTTTGGTTTTATAATGGGACTTCGGTGATGAAGGCTATCTTGTATCATGATTATTTTATTGCAGATTATGCCAAAAAAGTAATTTGGACCAGGGAAGAATACCCCCGGATAACGGTTGAGCCATGAGTGAATATTCTATTGCAGGAATAAGTTTTGCTTTTACTGTAACTAGTGTAGGCAAAGTTGAGCTTGTTCCTGAGCGACAGAACATTGTTAATCGATTTGATGAGCATGGAGATCTTCTCACTTTAGATCGATTACCGGAAGAGGGAAATGCTTCTTTCCGTCAGCGCATGCTAGATGTTACTGTCAATAGAGGGTCTCCTACTTACGAAGGATTTATTAATAATCTTGCTAGAGAACTCGGCCTTTCCAAGTTCAAAGCGATAACAATTGATCTTGTTTTAGGTAGTGACGGAGAGCCACTAGCTACTAATCCTAGAGTTGATATTCTAGCAAGCGAGGTCATTCTTTATAAAGAATGGAATTCGTCTGAAGACTATGAGATTGATAAGACGATAAACATCTATGACTTAGGAACTGATTGTTACTATCTTAGCGATTTGATTAACGAAATCAATACTTCTGAATACTTTACTGCTTCGCTTGTTTCTGGTGTTCGACCAAACCTATTAAGCACTTGTCTCGTTCGCGGGAATACACACAGAAGAGAAGATCAAGAAGTCGCATGGGCGGATCAGCAAACAAGGCTTAAGGATACAGAATGGGGCACTCGGCCAAGAACTCATGAAGGAAGTTTTTGGTTCTCTGAGAAGAACGTTTTTGTAACAGAGGTCGCGGGAGAGCCAGAGAATCCGGGAGAATATTCAATTGACTACTATAATGGTTATCTAGTCTCTTATGATATTCCAAGTGGCACAGGTCGTTTTGGGTACACCTATGGAGAGTTTCCTTATACGGTTTATGCTTCTCTTGTTCAGCTTTATAGTCTTCAAGACGAAAACTTTACCAAAAAGCTTTTCGCGCAAGAAGTTCTTGAGTCTGGAGAAGAAGTTAATGCTCTTCCTAATGCTGAAGGTTCTGAGATTATCCACCAGCTTTATAAAGACACAAAGGTATTCTGGGGGGCTTAAGTGGGCAATCTAACCAGACAAAGCATTCGATTCTCTACCTCTCAGACGGTTTATGTAATCGCCACAGCGGACCCTTATGTGGGGTTTGAGCACCTAACAGACATCCCCTCTGGTTGGGAATACGATATCAAGAGATGGGCTAGTCCGTTCGATCTTCTTCTTCCTTCTTTGCCTAGGCTTGCAAATGCTTCTAGGCAGAAGCTACAAGAGGCCGAATACTTTGATAGTGGAGTTGGAGATACTAAGGTAGACTTAGAAGTCGTTGATATTGATGAGTTTTTTGTTAATCACGAAAGACATTGGATCCCTGAAATCAATGATGGTTGGTATTTTAGACATGGCACCGATTACTTTTATTATGGAGACAATAGCAGGATTCAGACCATAGACCCTTCTCTTAATGTCGATGGGCGCAATTATATGGTATTGGATTCTTCCATAGAGCCAGGAAAGCCAATTACAGCCGCTTCTTATAAAAGAGATCCTGAGACCAAGGCTATCAGTTATGACGTAAGGCTAAGCCAGGTAGGTTCCTTTACGGGAAGATGGGAAGACGGGGAACAACTTAATACAACAACATCTGCAGGAAAACAGATTCTTTGGGACAATATCGATACGACGAAGAAAGAGTTTGTCGTCGATACTAGTACTTTCGGAACGATCGCCTTAAGAGCGAATGCAGATTACACATATACTATAGGAGTTGAGCCAACCTATTATGGAGACTTGGGTTCTGGTGATATTCTTGGTGTGTCTGATTATACTGAATGGCAAGTATTCTTCTTAAAGAGATTCCCTGTCGTCACAAGTTCTATAAAGGTTTATGCCGTAGATACGAGCACCCAAACATGGACAGAGTGTACTCGCACAGAAACATTCTGGGAGCTTTTCTCTTATACCTCTGATCCAAGCGGAACCTTTAATTATTTCCTGGATAAGGATCTTGGGCGAATTATCTTTGGCGGCCTTATAACGGGGATCCCTACGGATGGATACTATATCGTTGCTACTTACGACGTTACATTAAGAGTAGAATATGAAGAGGAAGCTCTGTCTACTCAGATCCATGCCCTGGACGCTAATGTAAGTCCTACTGTCCAGTCCCTTAATGAGGGGTTTGTTTGTATAACTCATGAAGAGATTGAGGTTGCGAAGATAGAACTTTCTATCGCAAAAGAAGCGATTCCTTTTATTAATCCTCTTGTCTATGGGCCAATATATGTTGGAGCTGATTGGGCAACATTACAAGCTACAGTGACTTCTGCGACGGGCACAGTTGTCCCAAACGTAGAGATAACCTTCTCTTCCCAGCCATCAACGCTTGGGTTCTTAGGGGGATCCTCTATTGGCATAGCATACTCTGTTACGAATGGAGAGGGGATAGCGTATACTTATTACCAGCCTCCTGTTGATGCAGACTCAATGGGTTATTATGCGACTGCGGCATCTTGTGTTCATGGAGACACCCTATATCTAGACAATACCACTGCAGGACTTACTGTCGCCGATGATATTTACTTATATAAAATTTTGAAAGACGATCCTTTATTGGGAGCCACTAATCTTGATGACTTTTTACCAGAGCCTCCTTCTTGGGTGACCTATGGGACAGATGCAGACTATGAACGCTGGAAAGAAGAGATGATTCAAACTTATGATTTAGAATCATGGGCCATTAGCCCGCATCCCAATGGGAGAAAAGTAGTTATATATCAATGGGATAGCGACGCAATCAACCCAGTATTGGGGACTTCAGGCGCTTATGTCCCTACTAGGCCAGTATCTATCGATACTAATGGCGGTCAATTGACGTATCCCTCTGGTGCTTTACTGCCATCAAATCCATATTATCCAGCAGCTTATCCTCCGTATTTTGACGACATTGGAGCTTATTGGGTCGTCTCTTCTAAGTATATAGAGTTCCAGGCTTCTTGTTGGAGCGAATACTATAATAGAATAATTTATAGTAATACTATAAAAGCAAAGATTATGCTTCCTCGTTATCTCCTTGGGGAATATGTTACAGAACAGTTATACAAGATTCCCTTTGGCTGGAAGTTAACACAGGGCGACGACAATAATTATGCTGCTGGATTGAATGGAGCAACGTTCCTTTGCATTAACCCAACAAGCGGTCCTTATAATATAATAGACTTTATAACAGATTCCAACGATAATGGAGTTGCCGATTTCTTTGAAGATTATCAGAAGACTGGATATTGGGCTAGCATAATGGAATCCAGTATTTCTTTTAAATTCTCTGTTGGTTCTTAGGAGGTTGCTTTGAGCACTTCAGATAGAATGCAAGACGTTTTCCCTATCGTATTCGATTTTAAGAATGGCGAGCAGCCTAGCGCTACAAAACTTACCAAATGGATAAACCTTGAGGATGCTGCTCTTAATCGAGTGACTCTTGCTATTGGAGATCCTTGGGATTATCAAGTTCATACCACGACAGAGGATGAGGCTTACACTCTTAGCCCAGAGAAATTAGCACAAGTAAGTCTTGCTCGAATCATTGGTCCCTCTGATTATGTCTCTCCTATTGGCGGCGGACTAAACGAAGATACGGATGATCCTTACTGGATCCGTCTTGCGTCGGGAAGAAATTGTTATAATCTTGGCTTTCCGTTAATAAAGAGACTCTCGGTTGTTGCTCCGGATAGTGGAGTCGCAGCTATTCAAAACCTTTCTATTAGTACTGTAACTTTTTTTACAGCAGAAGATGGGAATACCCCCCATCCTGATTTCGGTACTTCCAAAACAAATGCTTTTGAAATGAACGAGGACGGAGATTATTCTATAGATTATGCCGGAGGGATAATTTATTTATATTCTGTTCTCTCTTCAACGGCGTATATTAAGATTGAAGATTTGTCTATGTTTGGCACTGGGCCACAGTGGGCGTACCAGAATGTTATCCCTTCGTGGTCAGAGGGGACAACGGCTGGGGTTAGTATAACTTATGTTTCTTCTTCTGGTGGGTCTTATACCTATCGTGTTGATATGCCACAAATTGCTTCTGCCCCTGGTCATGCAAGTGCAGAAGATAGTTATGGGACTGTTCTTCGCGGAGATGAAACTTATTATGTTTATCATCCTGGTATTGCGGGGATAGGAAGTTATTACCATCTTCCATACTCTATCACTAGTACGCTTGGAGTTAGTGCAGGGGAGATCATCCCTGAAGGATTCTGTTATTTATGGAACAATGTTGCGGGGACGATTGTTGCACTAACTGAATTTGAATATGTAGACGAGCATACTCTCAACGTTGTTTGCCCTCAATTGACGGGAGTAGACATAGTTGTTCCTTATGAGACGAATACTTCTGGTTATCGTCTTCTAATTACTGGGTCTAGTTTGGCCGAACAGGTTGCTTACCTTTCCTCTGTAGTAAGAGATAACCATCATGTTGGTCTGACTGATGGCGCTTTTGTCAGAAAAAATCTGATGTATACCCCGATGCTCTCGCATTCTGCGCTTGTTGACCGTTTCGTTAGTACAGATACTACAGATACATCAGGGTTGTTCTCTTTTAGAGAATCCTTATATAGTACGAATTGTCATCCGCAGTATCTCCATCGTTCTGGATATTTAGGAGATGACCTCGAAGGTAATACTGGTAATGCAATGCGCGGAGACATTGGGTTTTCGAGAGAAGACGACTATGCCTTCGCTTCTGGACATACTTCTGTTTCAGGAAATTATACGTCTACTTATGGGTTATGTTTTGGCTGGACTTCTGGCTCAAATCTACGGTTTGATGGCGGTTATGGGATTGATACTTGGACTACTTCTAGCGCGGCCGATCGGATTGTAAATCCTTTTAATTGTTTTACGACTTCTGGTCCCTCTGTATTGGCTTTTGGGGCTCTTGTTCATGAACCATGGGAGTTCTCGTCTTTTTATCTTAGGGGTGCGGACAGTTCTTCTGATTATGCTGGAGCAACATTAGGGTTTGATTTTGGCAGGAATTCGGAAGCTAACTGTATAAAGCTTTGTGAAGCAATAAGAGATACAGATCATGAGTATTCAAATTCGCCTGCCTTTGTAGGGCAGGACGCTAATTATTATTATGTCCCATTGATTATTACTCCTGAGCTTGACTATAGATTAAGTCCAGATCAGATTAGAGAGTTTAGATTCCGCGCTGCTTCTAGGAATTCTTCGGCCATCAATGGAGCAGATAGTTTATCGGCAGATATTACAGGGACAATAGCAACAACTCCTTCTTATGCAGTCTCAACATTTTATTCTGCAACGCAGAAGATCCTTATAACTACACATTGTCCTTATTTCCAAAATGGCAGGAATGTGACTATAACTGGCGCAACTAATTCTGCTAATAATGGAACTTTCGCAATCTCAGCAGAGCCAGCATGGGTTGATGCGACACACATACTAGTAACGATTACTAACCCTTCAATGGTATCAGAAACAGGATCTGCTGCTGTTTGTACTGTTCCCGCGCAAGAATTTGATCAGTATTTCATTAGTCCTGCTATCGCTGGTGCTGACTTCTTTAACGTTTATTCGAATGCAATCTTCTTCTCTCAGCAAGGAGACGGGAAAGCTACTTCTTGGCATGAGCTTGGTGAAGACTGGATGAATGGTGTTGATGCTGACCAGTATCCAGTTGGGATGTATTATATTCCACAGACAACGACAGAAGGTGGTAGTTATTTCCAGTTTTCTACGAGAGATACTTCTGGGTTAGGTTCTTCTTCTACTGGGGCCGTATTACAAGTAGGAGCGGTATATGGTATCCATGGCACCACCTTAGGGGAAATTGCTCTTGCCTCCTCCTTTTCCTCTGTCTCGTTAACTGGTTATGCCGGTCTTGAGTTCGTCTCAGCCATGGGCGAAGTGGCGATCACGTCTACTGCTAATGCGGTTACGATAAACGCAGGAAAAGAATTTGGAACTTCTTTCTCTCTAACTTCTTATAATGCAATATCAATAACATCTACTGTCGGTGGGTTAGAGATAGCGACAGCCTACAATATTATAATGACTTCTTCTATTGGGACTATCTCTTTAGACGGAGTACAAGGAGTAACAATAAGTTCTTCTGCCCAAGGAATTACTCTTGATAGTCATGGACATTTTGCTCTTTCTGGTGATTATAGTATTGCATTAACAGCAGGAGATGATATTGTTTTAACAGCGGCTGATGATATAACTTTAACGGCTCCGGGTCAATTAATTTTAGATGCGGCGGCTATTAGTTTCGCGGACATTGGGGTCTGTCCTGAGGACGCAGATAAGATTGAAGTGTCTTACGTTTTGTGTATGGAGGGGAATAAGGTAGTAAAAGTTTTAATTTCTTCTTTTTAATTTTTTAAATGACAGAATCAATTACATCTCTTTCTTTTTCATATTCTGTTACAAATGTGACAGGTAAATATGTAGAGTTCTTTTGTCGCCAAAACGTCAAGAAGAGGATAGCTAAGATTCTTTATCTTGAGAATCCTCCGGCCGACTACATAAGTTTATCTTATGTTGGGTCGCAAGCAATAACAGCAGACAATTCTCTTTCTATTGGCGATAGGTCAGATCGACTCTATCCGAACTCTCACGTTCGTACTGGCGCGGAAGTTTATTACGAGAACACAAATTCTGTTGGTATCGCACACAAGAACATTCTAGTGACCCAAAAGTTTGTGGTAGATACTGTCTCTGCCCCATTGCCTTTATACTATAGACATGTCCTTCCAGCCGAAATAGATTTAGATAGTATTAAAATCTTTGACAAGAATTTTGATTTGGTCTCTGGCGATAAGTATCTTATTGAAATCAAACAAGAATACGATGAAGCTACTGGGATGCCTACGGTTCCTCCTGTCTATACTGAAGTCCATGTCTATAATTCTCTTGAGAACTATATAGACTTTGAAACTGGCGAATACGAAGTTTACTATGTCCAATACTCTAATGCGAGCAATGAAACCGTAACTGAGCTTATTGAGAATGAGCAGGCTTATACAGAAGCGACAATAGATGATATCTGGTATGTCTCTCTTGATCTGGCCCCTTGGTGTAATGCTTATATCGCTAACAAAGTTGGGAATAGTTACTCTCTTAGAGTTCCCCCGACAGGGCAACCTTTCTCTGTAAAGTATCTTGCTGATGCCAGAATCTCTGTTCAGGGCCCGCTCTATACGGATGATGAATCTGTTTGGTTCCCTCGGATAACGAACGGAGCTTTCTCTTGGCGGTATGGTTCGCCAACTCAGTATAGTTATTTATATGAGATCCCAGAGTTTGAGGCGCAAGCCTTTAATCCTATAGCCCCATATAAGTTTACTGATCGTGTTCTATGTACAAAGTTTACCGACAACTTGTTTAAGCTTCCTCACCGAAAGATAGGAAGTGCTGGGTATTTTATTTATCCTAGATTTGTTATTGAGAAAGATAGCATAGCTCAATATGCGATTACAGAAGATCCATTGCTATTAGAAACAAGATATAAAAATATTCATGGACAGGATGTTGTAAATGATGACGGGGATTACGTTATCTGGAGTTCTGATCATCTTGTCTCTTTCGATAAGAGGGAAGGAATTGTCCAGACAGATCTTCAGCTAAGAGATTATTGGGAGATCTATGCGACTTATAATTACGAGGAGACTTCCCTAGAACTTGCTTCTCTCAACATGAACCCTGTGTTTGATCCAGATGCGCATATACAGACCAGAGTCCTCTATGTTGTCCCACAGGCTATCATAAATTTAAACTCTGCTCAAACTGTTTCCGCCCATTGGCTTAAGGTTGATTCTCTTGGATTGATAGAAGAGTCAAACCAAATTGGTTCTGATGGAAACATTAATATAAATTACGATACGATTCTTGGCGACGATGATGCATATTCAATAGAAGGAGTTCTTGGCCTCCATTATAATTGGAAGGCTTCCACGACTCTTTCCGCTGATTGTACTATATCTTATGGTTCGTTAGTCTCTGTTGTAGATGCCTCTTTGTTCCCGCCAATAGGATGGGTAAGAATTAACGATGGTCTACATTGGAGATACGCAAAGTATGACTCTAAAACAGACACTTCCTTATCTCTGACTACAGACGTAGACTGTTTTCCCTCTTCTGGAATTGATATTATCTATGATCCAGTGGCTCCTAATAGTATTGAACTAGTTAATTTTATCGATGAATATACGACAATGAGCACTAGAGATCCCTCCGAAGAGGTTGATTATTTTGGTCTCTCCGCTCCTTATGCTCCTTCTTGTTATCGTCAATACTTCATATTGGCAGAGATGACAGTCAATCCTCCTCATGGGATTCAGGACTTAACTGTTATTGACACTAGAGAGAATGGCGGCGGGATACCAGAGGATAAATACGAAGAAGCCAAGGCGCTGAATCCTGAGGTCCAGTGGTATTATGAAAACTTCAAATACTCTGGCCAGCCGTATCCAGGGAATGCAGTTGCCGTGATAAAGCTTCCTGCCTCTCTTCTTGGTGTCTATACTCAGGAGTTTATTAACGAAGTAATCGCGAATAACATCCCGATGGGGATCACTCCTCTTGTCCGATATTATGGTTATAAGCCACAGATTCTTTCTCTTGTTCCTGAAAACGAAAGCATTACAGTTACTTGGGCCTCTATGGGAATAGAATTTGTTTACGATATATGGTATTCCTTGTCTTTGAATGGCCCATGGACAAAACATAATCTAGTACGGGTTACAGATTCTATTTACGAAACAAATACTTATGTGTTAGACGGGCTAGATGACGATAAGGTATACTATGTGAGGGTAACATGCCATGACAAGTACGACTCTTGGTGGTGTAGTTATTCTGACCTAGAAAGCGTCGAGGGCGGATATAGTAGGGAAGACGATCCACCAGAACCACCATTTGGTAATAATATTAGTTTTAAGTTTGCCGTAGGAGCTTAATGGATAAAGTAATTCTTTTATTTTTCCTGCTGTTTTGTGTGGCTTGCGAAAGTGCGATTTTAAACCATGCCAAGGCTCGTTACTCAGAATGTTCTGTGGAAGAACATAAGGAATTGTCGAACGGAATCACTGTAGTAGTAAAATGTCCATATGAGGAACCTTTTTATAAAACGTTTCGGGAAAAATAACCAGGAGTAAATATGACAGTTAATATCACAATATCAGGAGAATCTGGCGGCACGTCGCTTTCTGATGTCCAGGATGTTGGGGAGATTTCTCCTGGCGCTACTTCTGATGCACAGGATCTTTATATCAGACACGATGCTGTTAACTTTCCAATAACAGATTGTGCTTTCTATCTTGTCCGCTATTCTGGAACTGGTTATTCGGGATCTGACCCTGATGCTGATTACACAGAAGTAATTGGTTGGGGAGATGATAGTGGTTCTGAGTCTCATGGTGGAGGAGGGTTATATCTTAATCAAGATTACGACGACTCCTTCCCTGTTGGGAGTTACTACTGTTTCCGGTCTGGTTATGGTGCCGATGCAAACTGTGGAATTGAGCTACAGGATGACGCAATAAACAATGTCGGGACTGGAGCAGCAACTGATGGCGAGATCCCTGTTGAGGGTGAAGCTTTTGTAAAGGTTCGTCTTGATGTTCCTGATACGGCTTCTGCAGCAGGGGATAGATTTATTCAGCTTGTAATGGCATATAGTTATACTTCCTAAGAGGAGAAGCAATGAGCTACGAAGTTGTTAGAGTATATAAGAATTATGCAGATCAAACTATTCGAATCGATACTCTTTATTTAGAACCAGAGATGCGAGCAGGGACTGCCACAAGCGGTCCTCGATTTGTATCTCCAAAGAGAATCCTGGATCGGGTTGTTGTTCATGGCAACGAATACGACACAGACCGAACCGTAGCTTCAATTGAGCTTTCTGGTTCTTTTGACGATTACGAATCTACGAGCGGAAATTATACTTGGGTAAAATGGAATACAGGAAGCGATGATGCTCCCTTGTATATGAAGATGGGGGATCTCCCGGCTCTTGGAGATTCTATCTAATAATAATGGGATACTGGATCAAATATTTTAGCGATCACGCTCAAGAGTATGGTCGCGATAAAGATATTGATTCAGGAAATGCTTCTTGGAGCGAAGGTCGTTTATCTGAGATCAACAAAGTTCTTCTTGAAGAAGATGGCTCTACTGGCGCTCTCCTCTTTAATGGAGACAGCAAATGGAATCAGTTTGATCGATTTGAAGTTGTTGTGGGGATTGGTAAAAGAAAATCAATTCGTGTCTACCGAGCCATACAGGTTGAGATAACAGAAGCGATGACAGATAAGACAATTTATATAAACAAAACCAGTAGAAGGATTATCTGTTCCATAGGAAGAATTCCTTCATATTCTATAAGTAAGTTAATCCCAAAAAGTATGATCGGGCAATGGCTTACTATCGCAATCTCAGGAAAGAGAGTTCCTTTTGTTGTCTTCTCTAAAAAGAATAGTCTCCGTGGGTTAGTTTTGGTTTAACATGGGAAAGTATCTTACCTCTATTATGAAGGTTCTTCCTGCTGTTCAGGCAAAGCAAATCTCTCTTCTCCTTGATGAGTTAAAAGCGAATGGGGAAATTCGAGATCTTAGTGAATATGAGAAAGAACTTAAGAACCTTACTAAACTAATCAATGCAGGTTCTCCTTCTCCTTTGTTCCGACAAGTACGTTCGCTCGTAAACTATCTCTGTAGTTCTGATGCGCACAATACAATGCTTCAAATAGCAAAAGGAGACGTAGAGGCTATCTTCTCTCAGATCGACGAGATTGGCCAGCGCGTACAGGATCAGCATTCATTAATAATGAATAGCATCTCTGATATTGAAAAGGGATTAAACGAGCAGGAAGATCTAATCAAAAAACTTGAAATCCTTACTTCTAAAGATAATGAATTTACAAGTATTATCATAAACTCATTTTCTCAAACGGCAGACCAAAGACTTAATCGTTCTAATCCTGATGCAGAACTCTTATTCTTTAATAATAGGACAGGCCAGCTTCTTTCTGAAAAGGTTCTTCCTGATGCTTATGTCTCCCCACACGGGCACAAGCTAATGCTTTCAACGTCCAATGAGCCAAAGATCCTTCCTCTGTCGGCAAGACTTCTAACGGACTCTGGAACGTATGCCACCGATTTAAACGTAGATGCTTATTCGGATATCAAAAATCTTATCGATGGCACGAAAGGAACTTTTTGGACGAGAACAGTTTATCTGGACACTGTAGTTGAGTCTGTTAATACTATCGTTGAGTTTGACCTTGGCTTCGGAAGAGATATAAATTATTGCATTCTGGAGGGTGCCGCAGAAGAGTCTTTCTCTGTTAGTGAGATGTGGGGAATTGGTGCAGATGGATTTAAGAGAGATCTATTATCTCGGTTTGCGAACACTTCCTCTGATAGTCTTTTAGAAGAAGACGAAGATTTTTCCAGCAATAGTATCTCTGTTGAGGGATGGAGGAGAATAGATTTTGAGCAGTTCTTTGCAAAGAAAGTCATAATTAAATTTGCTCATTCCTCTTATAAGGAAGTTGATTTCTTCCATAAGGACAACGTTGATTATTACGATCTTCTTGAAGACTCTGATAGCGAGTTTACGAACACAACAATCGCTCCTCTAACAAACCAGATTTTAATATCAGCAGATCTTGCTCAAGCATGTGGGGTCCCAAAAGATAACGTAACTCATATCAGCAAGATCGCTTATAAATTATCTCTAGACAATATTTGGTTTGGTAACGGGCTCTATAACACGAGTTCAATCTATGTATCTAAACCAACAGAGATCGTAAACCCTGGCATTGTTTCTATTAAAGCAACAGAGGCAAATGTAGGGGCTTTTAGTTCTGGCGCAAATGCTGGTTCTGTTGAGTATGAGATAGTTAGACAACGGACATTGACTAGTGGCGTAGAAACAGATTACTTCTCTTGCCCTCTTCTCAATCAGATTAGAGTTATAAGAGAAAGATTAACCTTGTTTAGGCACGAAGACAATGCTCTTGTTTCTGACTGCGGTTGTCTTCGATTTTGCCCACGGGTAATTATTCCAAACGATGGCGTTGATGGAACCTACTCGTCTCTTAATCTTGTCTCTGTCTATAAGAATGGAGAGCCGATGGAGCTTGGAGATGGAGTAGATGAGTATATGATCTCCTTCTCTCAAGACTCTGGTGGCGATCTTGAATGGTATAATTATTTGCCAGATGGATGGAATGATTTTAGTAGTTGGAATCTTCCAGCACAGAAATTATGGATTAAGGTAAAGAACCCATTAAGCACAGATGTCTTTACTGTAGACTATCGGATTAGGACAAGCACGAAAGACGAGCTAGATATCTACAATGATCTAGACGATAATCAATGTATTGTCTATATGAATTCATCAAGAACAGTTTATATAGGAGAAGATAGTAAGCTTTGCTTTGTCCCGAATCCAGTATCGGCGACCATAACTTCAAAGCTATCAACACAAATCACTCTTAGACAAAATTCTTCTTATTCTTCGTTATCTCCAGAAGTGTGTGAATATATGTTGCTTATGGCTCCTTTCGAGTAAAGAGAAACAGATGATAAATAAACTTACATCTACTCCGTTTTCAGAAATGATTGAGGCGCGGCTAAAGGTAATGCTTGAGCCGCTAAATACTTTTTATCAGAATAATGAGTATACTTATGAAGACGATCTTTCTGGATATTACAATGAGATTGTCTCTTCTTTCCTAGAGTCAATTGGTACTTCTATTGTTGGGACAATTCGTCCAATCGTAGCGGGGATGCCCACTGACCCTGTAGATTATAATCTTTTGTTTTCTGCTATCGACAAAGACTTAAGAATTCTTTTCGCCGAGACTGGAGAAATTGATAAGTTAATTAGTGCTAACTTCAATACTGTTATTGCTCTTAGGGAAAAGCTTCTTGATACAGAAAGGAAGGTCGCTTCTAAGGTTGGAGATTTTTCTCTTTATGCGAACCCATCGAGTGGTATTGGATTTTTCTTTGGTGATGGATTTAATAGCTCTCTCCATCTTGATATTGGTTCTAGTCTTTTAAGCAAGACCGAATGTCTGCTTAATCAGGAAGAAGGAGTCATTCTTCTTCCTCTTGATGGTTCGCCGACAAAAGCGTCTGTCAGTAAATATATAATTAATGCGGCAAGCAATGGCATAGCAGGGAATAACCAACAGGCAGACGCACTACCCCATAACAAGATAGAGGTAATCGGCGATGGCCAGCCAGACTCTTGGTTTGAATACGAAAGAGTTTCTCAAGACGTCTCTTCTTCAACTCTTATTCTTGATTTAACTCTTGTCTTATCAGAGGCAACGATCATTAATCATATTCATATCAATCCTCTCCAGTTTGGCACGGCAACTCCTGTCTTTTTGTCAAAGGTAGAGACCTCTCTGGATGGAGCTGTATATTTCTCTATTAAAGAAGAAGTTCCTATCTCCGATTTCATGTCAGAGATAGAAGAGGAAGTCTTTACTCTGTCTGGCAAGACAAGCAAATATAGTGGAGAAGGGTTCTACTCTTTCCTCCCGAGAAGGGCAAAATTTATTCATCTTGTCTTTGAACAGAACTCTCCTTATGAGATAGAGAATTCTAGCGGTGTCTCTTTGCTTAGATACGCGATTGGTATTAGGGACATCGATGTCTACTCAAGGAAGTTCCAGAAAGAAGGAGAGCTTATCTCTTCTTTAATTGATGTTGGCGATCCTATTACAAAAGTATCTATTTGGGCGTCAGAGAATCCTACAGAAGTCTCGACATTGGCAGATATAAAACATGAGATCTCTCACGACGACGGAGCAACCTGGCTTGCAATCCAGCCACAGGGAAGGGATTATTCTACTTATCCAGAGGTTATAAACATAAATAATTCTCAATCTGGATCAGTGCAAACCTCTACAGAGATAACGAGTCTTCGTCATAAGATTACGATGACAAGATATCCAGAGGCTTTCTCTGGGAATGTTGTTTTAAAGAGCGATAAGTTATATACGACAGAGATTACTTCTCTGCCTGGACAAACACCATTTAAAATTAGTTTACAGAATAAGCCGGTAAAGGACTCAATAGATATCTCTTTGCCTTTGTACGGAAGTTTTAGCTGTCCAAGAGGGCGTTCTGGCGCAGACGTAATTGGAGAGTCTCCGTTAATAGACTTAGGGTTCATTGAGTTTAATGTAGACAATGCTTCTACTGATACAGTTAGATTTAAACTCCCCTTTAAGTCGAGCATAAAAAATCTTGAAGATAAGATCCGAGTGTTTGTTAATGGAGAACAGTGGGGTTACTCTTCAAAGAGCGTAGCAGATCTTACCTCTCTAGATGAAACGTCGCGAGTTTATTTCCTCAATAATAATGGAATGGAGTTACAGTTCGTTCATCTTAGTGGGGATGACAAGTACGGGAAGATCCCTGGAGCAGGAGCGAGAATCCAGATCTGTCTTGATGGAGATAATCCTCCTTTAGAAAAGGGAGAAGAGAGTTGGCTTTTGAATCTTTCTGAAGCAGCAGATGGTTTCGATAGCAACATGTATGTTGTTACTCCTACTGCTTTACTGGCGAATGTAGATGAGACAAGTACTATCGTGGAACCAGACGGGACTTATGAAAAGGTTGTCCTGTCGGCAGGAAAGGTTATAGACAATTTGAATGTTGCTATCGCTACACAATCAAAGACAAAAGTTACTTCTATTGGAGAGAAGGGAAGACCAGGTTTTTACTCTTCAATAAACAAAAGGAATAAACCTAACTACTCAATAAACTTATCTTCTTTAAAGAAGAAGGATAAATCAAAAGCACCTTCTCTTTTAGGAAGCGGCTTAAGAGACACTGCAAAATATCTCTTTTCCTCTATGGTCTCAAAAGCTGACTTTGGCTGGTTGCCACCAGTATATGATTTATCTGCTTTCGTTATGAAAGAGCTTAGTCCTGCCACAGGACTTCCTTTACCAGGGACAAGCGCTCTAAGGCAATTCCATAATACTGATGATGCTGTAGCTCATGTTGACGGATATGTTGCTTTTGTTGATGGTAGTTCCGAGCTTTATAATGGGACTACTTTAATGACAAATCGGTATACCTTTAATCCTCGTACTGGTAAGTTCTATTTTGGGCATCAAATAACTTCTATTAGCAGAGTTGAGTTTTATTTTAAATATAGAGAATTTAAAGTTCTTGACTCTTCTGAGTGGTCTTTCTATAAAGATAAGTTCACAGGCAAGATAGACCTAACAAGACTTTCTTTATCTCCCTCGGCGATAAAACAATTTGATGTTTCAAGAACAGTTTCTGCAGGAGATAAATCTGTTCAGATCACTGATGAAAATATTAAAGCCCACGACTGGTGGAAACAAAAGATTATTCCGGGAACAATAAAAACAACTCCTGGTCTCGTTGCCGAAGATATAAAACTGATTGAGGTCCCCTATGTTGACGGGTATACGGAATTATCAAATACAAAAGTTGCTACTTATACAGTAGCCTCTCAGTCTAGCAATGGCACAAAAACATTTACTATCCCCAATATAACTACCAGCAAGCCTATTATCGGTAGTTTGGCTTTTACTAGATCTATTGTCTATCCGGCAGAGATTAAAGACTGCCAGTTTGTTACAGAATATGCAGACGTGACTTCTCTGTCAGAGGATGGAGATTGGTTCGTCGACAGAGAGACTGGAGAAGTTACTGTTGTTGTAAGCGATGGCGAAGACATAGGTCTTGGAGAACATGTTGTTAAATACGAGTATGAGGACCTAACGACAGGGATCGATCGAAGAGGATTCTATTCTGTCGATTATGATAATGGAACTCTTTATTTCGCTACTGCTGTTCTTGGGGGAACAGTAACAGCGAAAGTAAGTATGTACAGTGCCTTCTATAATATTTCAGAACTTGTTCGAGAAGAAGATATTCAAGAAGTAAACGAGGAAGGAAAAACTATTGAACTTAAGCCGAGTTTTGGTGTGCGTTTTATCGGGAACACAAGTGTTTCGAGTTTAAGGCCAAAGTTTGTTAGAGTGGGATATGGTTATTATAATAGTGTACAAGAATCACTAAAAGATCTAGAACCGTACTTCTCTCCTATTTGCAAAGACTTTGCCTTGAAAGCGATTACTACCGATATGATTGGAGAAGTATAATGTCTATTATCCGCGCGCACAAAGAGTACATCTTAGAGAGACTTCATAAAGAGTTCCTCCTTGATGGTGTTATCCCTACGGCAGATCAGCTAGAAGAAGCTCTTTCTGAATATATGCAGACCCATCCAAATCTTAATCTACCTATTATTTCTACAAACGACTACTCTGTTTTGATAGGAGAAGAATCAAGAGCAAGTCTTCTGCAAG